CATCCATCCATCCATCCATCCATCCATCCATCCATCCATCCATCCATCCATCCATCCATCCATCCATCCATCCATCCATCCATCCATCCATCCATCCATCCATCCATCCATCCATCCATCCATCCATCCATCCATCCATTCATCCATCCATCCATCCGTAAGTATGACTAAGAATGCCACATGCGGTGCGAAACGTGCCCGCGAATTCGTCGCAAACGCTTGTACGCGACACGCGTTCAATCAGCCCATCGGCGCCTGGAACACGAGCTCGGTGACGGACATGAGTTATATGTTCAGTGGCGCCACTGCGTTCAATCAGCCCATCGGCGACTGGGACACGAGCTCGGTGACGGACATGAGTTATATGTTCAGTGGCGCCACTGCGTTCAACCAGCCACTGCGTTCAACCATTCGGGCTGGGGATGACGCCCGGGTCGGGGATCGCTGGGTGGTGGATGGGGTGGAGTATACGATCCGAGACCGTGCAGAGCTCCGGAGATTGATTGCGGAGAAGAGGTGGGCAGAGGTTGAGCGGACTTGCACATCGCTGATCACTGACTTTTCGGAACTGTTTCGAGGGGCGGAAGATTTCAATGCGTCGATTAGTCACTGGGACACGAGCTCTGTGACGGACATGCGTGACATGTTCTATGCCGCCACTGCGTTCAACCAGCCCATCGGCGACTGGAACACGAGCTCCGTGACGAACATGGCGGGGATGTTCCGTGGCGCCGCGGCGTTCAATCAGCCCATCGGCGCCTGGAACACGAGATCGGTGACGAACATGGGGGATATGTTCGATGGCGCCACTGCGTTCAACCAGCCGATCGGCGACTGGGACACGAGCTCCGTGACGAACATGGCGGGGATGTTCCGTGGCGCCGCGGCGTTCAATCAGCCCATCGGCGCCTGGAACACGAGCTCGGTGACGAACATGAGGGCGATGTTCTATGGCGCCGCTGCGTTCAACCAGCCCATCGGCGCCAGATCCTCCTAAATCGAAATCTTATTGGTCAAGACAAGTGTAACGTGTGCGGCTCTCTTACAGTGCACGGGGAATAGTGATAATCACAGCGCCTTTTTCGTGGGGTTGCTTGCCTGGTGTCGTGAGAACAACGTGATCATGGTGCACTTCGATTGCCATCGAATGCACGGAGAATCCCGGGTTGCCTGTCCACGCATCGTCGAGACGTCCTCCTGAGATGACCGCTCCCGTGGCCCCACACAGAGAGAGTTTCAGCCAGAAAGACGGTGCACTGAGAGAATCCAGACGTATCGACATCTCATCATTCACGTACGTCCAGTCTCCCTCTGCCGGGCAAATTGACGTGGTACCAACGCTCGATACATACTGAATTGACGCGATCATGATCTGTAACGATAGAGAGAGAGAATTGGAAGTGGGGAGTCCTACTCCACTCATGCAAGGTGGATGCGCTACTATACCCTAGGTATGTCTCGTTCATGGACTACCCCCGTTTTGCACAGAAAAGCAGCATTCCATTTCATCATCACATACAGAAATTGCTATGCAAGAGGAGAGGCCCGAAAATCTTCAGATGCTCTGCATCGAGTCGATAAACAATACGCCCGGGGTCACGGTGGAAGCGCCATATTCGAACGTCTTCCCACGCGCGTATAAGGCACATAGACTCGGTGACGGGAAACGTGCCCGCCAATTCTCCGACGCAAACGCTGGTACGCGACGCGTGACACGCAGTCAGACGAGACCTATCTTGGTGGCGGTGGGCAACACCATCCGGGCTGGTCCAGGCGCCCGGGTCGGGGATCGCGGGGTGGTGGATGGGGTGGAGTATACGATCCGAGACCGTGCACATCTCCGGAGGTTGATTGCGGAGAAGAGGTGGGCAGAGGTTGAGCAGACTTGCACATCGCTGATCACTGACTTTTCGGAACTGTTTCGAGGGGCGGAAGATTTCAATGCGTCGATTAGTCACTGGGACACGAGCTCCGTGACGGACATGAGTCGGATGTTCTGTGGCGCCATTGCGTTCAACCAGCCCATCGGCGCCTGGAACACGATCTCCGTGACGAACATGAAGGAGATGTTCTTAGTCGCTGCTGCGTTCAACCAGCCCATCGGCGACTGGGACACGAGCTCGGTGACGAACATGAATTGGATGTTCGAGGACGCCGCTGCGTTCAATCAGCCGATCGGCGACTGGGACACGAGCTCGGTCACGGACATGGAGCAGATGTTCTATCGCGCCACTGCGTTCAACCAGCCCATCGGCGACTGGGACACGAGCTCGGTGACGAACATGCAGTTCATGTTCGCTCGCGCCACTGCGTTCAACCAGCCGATCGGCGCCTGGAACACGAGCTCGGTGGCGAACATGTGGTCGATGTTCCATGGCGCCGCTGCGTTCAACCAGCCCATCGGCGACTGGGACACGAGCTCTGTGACGGACATGAGTTATATGTTCGATGGCGCCCGGTTGTTCAACCAGCCGATCGGCGACTGGGACACGAGCTCGGTGATGACCATGGAGGGGATGTTCAGCGGTCGTTTATCGTCTTTCTGTTGGTCCTCTGCGTTCAACCAGCCCATCGGCGACTGGGACACGAGCTCGGTGACGAACATGCAGTTCATGTTCGATGGCGCCGCTGCGTTCAATCAGCCGATCGGCGACTGGGACACGAGCTCGGTGACGGACATGAATCATATGTTCAGTGTCGCCCGTGCGTTCAACCAGCCCATCGGCGACTGGAACACGAGCTCTGTGACGGACATGAGTCATATGTTCGATGGCGCCGAGGCCTTTAATCAGCCGATCGGCGACTGGGACACGAGCTCGGTGACAGACATGCGTGGGATGTTGTATGGTGCCAGCTCTTTTGATCAGCCCATCGGCAGATGGGAAACGCGTGGCGCCAGATCCTCCCCGATGTAGTATACGTGCTGCATGCAGTGATCGACCAATATTCAAAATTCAACATGTGGTATCGTCATGTACACCTCCCGCTTATAGTTTGTTATCGCGCCTCGAGGATGGAGACGGTATATATTCATCTTGGTTACATGCCCTCGAGTGCGTTCACGGTGTCGGTGTGGCCGTAATATGTAGCAAGCATCAACGCCGTCCAGCCATCCTCATCAACAGCCTCCACATTGGCGTTGTACGTGCCGAGGACGTTCACGGTGTCGGCGTGGCCGTTCTGGGCGGCAATGATCAACGCCGTCCCGCCACGCTCATTAGCAGCCTCCACATTGGCGTTGTGCGTGCCTGCGAGTGCGTTCACGGTGTCGGTGTGGCCGTAATAGGCGGCAAGCATCAACGCCGTCCAGCCATTCTGATCAACAGCCTCCACATTGGCGTTGTACGTGCCTGCGAGTGCGTTCACGGTGTCGGTGTGGCCGTTCCTGGCGGCAAGCATCAACGCCGTCAAGCCATCCTCATCAACAGCCTCCACATTGGCGCCTCGGCTTACAAGATTGCACACTCTGCGCAGACTCCGCCCCTCCCTGGCAGCAGTATGGAGCTTGCCGCATACGTACACATGTTTGCGACATAGCCCGAGCAGAGGACGTGGTGGCACATGCTCCTCTGCTTCGGGAGGACCTCTCTGTCGAGCAGCACGGGACCGGAGAGACCGTCTCTCCGCCTGAGTGAGCTTCTTTTTCGAACCGTGCATGGCTGTGGTGTGTGTGGACACCACGCGGATCTGAGGGAAATAAAGAGTTTTTCTTCTGGGGGGAATTGGTAGGTCATCGTTCCCATGGTAGGTCATCGTTCCCATGGTAGGTCATCGCAGGATGGAACCAGACATACCATAGGGTATAGGATGTCCATATAAAAGCCAGACTGGCGCCAGGAGGTGCCATACAATTCATCCAAAGACATGATGATGACGTCCCAAGACCCGTACCCCATATATACGAGCAAAGATATGCTGCAGTTGTACACGACTGACAGGCAACGCTTGGAAGAGGTGTTTGCCCTTTCTTCCATGGTGCGAACGATGACTACCGACGATGTCGACACCCTCAATGAATCAAACCCAGCCTTACGCAATTGGGCTCTCGCCCAAGCCGAGGAGTTTGAGAAGTTCCAAGATACGGACACAGGCTTCGAGTTCATGGTGATCATGCTCCGCCAATATCGCGAGAAGCACGGGAAGTTTCCGGAGTAAGTTCGAATATCTTCTTTCCGATTGTAAGACTCTACCGCAGCCAATATGTCCAGCACAACGATGATGATGATGATGATGATGATGAGTCTCGGGAGTCTCATCTCCAGCGTTGTCGGAACACTGATCGCATTCCAGTTTGGGATGTTCGGCGGCGACGGGGCGTGTCGGAAAACGGTGTGCAAGCCGGGCAGTGAGACCGAATACGAGTTTAGAGCACGGGACCAAACTGCGGAAGGTGTGTGGACGTGTCCGGAGGACTTCGAAGACACAGGGTGCGGATGGGACAATGGCGACGCGATCGGCGGACGACAGTGCCAGAAAAAGAAGTGACGGCCGTTCCCCGCGTCAGATGATCGAGTGTCCAGTCCCCCCAGTACAAGTGTGGACGAAGTATCGATCTTGCGATGCCTCACGTTGATTTCTGCCTTCCACGGGCGATCGCGAAGATCGCGGTTGTTGAGACGGACAACATTCAACGATACCATCCAGTTACCGATGGTATCGTATCACGGAAAGAAGTGATCTTTTCCGCGCGTAGATGGGCCGGAACGCAGGGGAACAGATCGAATTGTCACGGAGACCGATGATCGCGATCAGAATGCGCGTGGTAGAGGACGCTTTGGTCCGCAGTCAGTGTATCGATCTTTCGACTGTCGCTCCGCGCGTGCGAACATGCATCACAAGGAAGATTGCGATCTAGAACACGGCCCCGACGGAAGATCGACCCTCGTCCCTCGTTCTTGGAACGCCCGGCGGTTTAACCGTGATCTTGTATGGCGATTTGCACATTCACAATCCCCACCAGGACCCGTCGTCCCGAACCAGTTCCGGCCTCTCCGCTCGAGAATGCTCGCGGAGGTCTGGTGGATGTTCGGGGACGTTCGCGGACGTTCGCGGACGTTCGCGGACGTTCGCGGAGTTGACCGAAACTACCTTCGACAGCGTTTCCCGTCGATCTTGTGCGTCAGTTCGAGTGTTTCGATCATGTCAGGGACGCTCGCAACGCCTTTCTGTAAAATGCTCCGCGGAGGAACTTGGTTCGGTGCTCACCAGAGAAGTGGAAGGGCTTCCGTGTCTTGCGTACATACACCTTCTTCCAGAGGTATCTGACGTGGTATCCTCGCCCAGTCCCCGATGTGCCTGCGTAGTGCGAGTTTCGGACCAGTTGCCGCACCGCACAGTAAAGTGTGTGCGTATCCTTGCCGAGCCGGACCCGCCCGAGGCATTTCCGCGCGCTCTCCGCCGGCGTTTTTGCTTCCCTGTAGCGAGCCGAGCCACGATGATCGTCCACTTTGCTCGCCGCACATTCTCTACCCACCTTGTACCGACTGGGATGGATTGTGTCGATATACACCCGTTGACCAGGACGCAGGTTATAAAATCGTCTCCTCCTCCCTCGCGTCGACACGTAACTACTGCTCACCATGTCTCCTGGCAATAAAAGATTTACAAGGCTGTGAAAGCCTCCAAAAGGAAAGAAATTCAAAGTCCAATATACATTCTGTTGTGTCGCTGACAGCGTGCGTTGCTCGTCTTCCGTTACTGTTCGTGCTTCTCCGTTCCGCTCTTGTTCGTACGCTACTCCTAAACGCTACTGACCACTAGTTGCTCATCAATTCAATCGTGTACACATCCAGCAGGTAGATGGTCTGAATCCTTGGAGACTGACTCTCCCACACGTCCATCCACTTCTGGAGCACCGGCAGACCGAACCAAGCCCCCCCTTCGGGGGGTTTGATGGAGGACCGTTTAATCACAATGGTCCACCCACTCATGCCATAGTCGTAGATGACTCCAATCGGGTAGTTGGTGATCCCACTCGCCGTGCGAACCGTCAACATTTCCGGGTTGATGTCCATGTTGATCGCAAGGAGCGGCGGCACACCCTTCATCGCATGCGCGTAGACAGCGGGATTTGTAAAATGATACAGTCTCGCCGACTCATCCAGGCAAAAGCGGACCGTGGTCACGGTATCTGACGTGGTCACGTCAGCACCCTTGCGAGGCCCTTTGAGCAGACACGCGGCAGCAGCCAAAAGTTCGATCGAGTAGACGCTGATACTACCTCTCGAAGTGACGTGCAGACAACATGACGAATCAAAGATAGACGGACCACCTTTCACGGAGCCGAGTTGTCGAGCATGGTCGATGACCTCCTGTTCAATCATCGTCAGCCATGAATCGGTGATGGGAATAAGATCCAAGTTGATGTTGACGTTCTCCTGATTACCTCCACGAGGACGGTGGTGACTGACGTCGTTCATTTCCGGAAGGCCTTCTTTTGCTAGTTCTAGCTCGAGAAATGCTTCCAACGAGGGATCGGTGTGGTGTTCCATACCTACTCCTATGTTGCAAAAATACAGAGAAGAACGTCGTCTATGTCTACGCAGAACGGCAAAAAGTGTTCCACTGTTCAAAGATTCGATTTTGCCCTAGCCTTTAGGGCAGGTATTTCCGGCTCACACTTACTTGGCCGTTGTTCCCTATTTTTGTCTTCTTTGGCGTTACCTGACTTGTAAGTACCTTGAGTTTGGGTAGAGAAGGACGTGTATCCGTCGTTGGTTCCGTCGGCACCGTTGACAACGAGGGGACTGACGGGACGGAAGATGACGATGACGATGCGGCGTTCGACTTCACCGTCTTCGCCGCCGTCTTCGTCGTCTTCGCCGCCGTCTTCGCCGCCGTCTTCGCCGCCGTCTTCGTCGTCTTGGCCTCCGTCTTGGCCTCCGTCTTTGCCTCCGTCTTTGCCTCCGTCTTGGCAGTCACCGGAAGACGCTCTCGCGCCTTTGGACGAGCGCGGAGGTGTGGCAAGTAACCGGAGGCAAACTCCTTGACGGCGACCGGGCCACAATGGACCTCCCGCGTGTCGGTGACATAAACACACGGAAAGTTTCGTACGTAATCAGGAAAGTCAGTGTGGAAGACCTCTTTCTCCTTCCACTCGGAGAACATGCTGGTCGTGGTCCCATCACCACGCAAGCAAAACAAAAGGATCGTCGGGCGTATCATCGTATAGTTATATAACACATAGCGAGATAAAAACCCTGTCGAATTATCTCGGTTCATCCCATCTCTACCTGATCTGATCGCATGTCGCAACCGCCACCTCCGCGCATTGCACCGCCCGGCACATTATCGGAAGCAGAGGTTGATCTGCTTCCGGCAACGTCGGTCGGTCAACTCACCCCTGCAGCATTAGAAAGAATCATCGGCGAGCGTCCAGTCGACCTGACACTGTACAGACAGGCGTTCACACACACGGACGCCGCCATGTCGTACGGAGACTATGAGCGCTTCGAGTTCCTGGGTGACGCGATCCTTGGTTTCGTCTGTGCCCGCTATCTCATCACTAAGTTCCCTAACGAATCAGAAGGATTTCTGACGGTCATGCGTACGCGCCTCACCCGTTCTGAGAGTCTATACGCTTTTGCGAAGATACTCGGACTGGAACAATTCGTCATCATGTCGGGCAAGGCCATCTACACTGGCCAGCATCGCTCGAAAAAGGTTCTCGAAGATGTGTTCGAGTCGCTGGTGTGTGCGATCTACATGGATTTAGGGCTACTCTCCGCCAAGACGTTCATTCACAGGGTATTCGACACCATGACGGACTGGCATGAGATGAGCAAGGACCGAAATTTTAAAGACCAATTGATGCGCCTCTGCCACAAATTGCACGTTCCATTGCCTATCTACGTATGCAAACGTAATGAAATGGAACGGACGTTTACGGTGACCGTCTCACTAGAAAGTCACGTTGGTTCGGGGACGCATCACACAAAGAAGCAGGCAGAACAGTTCGCGGCCAAACAGGTCTTACTTTCGTTCGGCGCCCCCGTCGACGACTGATGACGTACTCATGACATCCTGTACTTGGCCAAAGAAGGGTTCGTCGTCGATACGCATCCGTTGATCGTAAAATATGGCTGGATGACCGTATGTGACCGCTGCATATCCCTGGCCTCGACAGGCTGGCGCTGCAAATGCACGCGGTACTCACCATCCGTGGTGAGTCCGTGATCTTTCTTGGCGTCATATGTCTGCTGGCATTGGGATCTCCAATCCGTCAGTCTGCCGCCTGGAGCGCTCTGGACGAAAGGCATTGTGTGTTATTATTAAGGTACTAGATAATGTTTGTTCAACCCGTGTAATACGAGACCAGTGCGGGGTAATTGCTCTTCATATGGGTCCTGAAACGTCTGAGGAATGCGTCCTCTTTCCCCAGTCGGTCGTCGCGCCATTTCCTGTCTCCTGGGATGGTGCGCACAATGTCCCTGTCCTCTCGAAGAGGCAGTTCGTTTGACAACATCAGCATCACGTCACCCATCGTGCCCGTCCAATTGAGACACTGACGAACCACGCGGACGATGATCGTACACCCGTCCTTCCCGTTGGGCACGAACGCAAAGTGTAATGAAAACTGATGTTGCATCTCCGGCGGCGCATCGTCGTCCGAGTTCTTTTTGCCCACCTTGAATCGAAGACACGTGTTCCAGGTATCCCACCACTCGTTCTCCACCTCGAGTACCGTGTCTGGAAGGTTTGTGTCTTCGTAGATGTAAGACGCAACGTAGTCCGAGTGGATGACCACCCTCGGGTCACCGTTCGTAAACGAGAATGCGTGAATGTGCTCCAAATGACTCCAATCCAACGTATTCTCCATCATGTACATCGCGTTGCAACCGGGGAAGTCTCTCGTGTACGTGTACGTCCTCTGCTGCGGGTCGTGGAATTCCCACGAGCCGTGCGGAATGGCCTGTGTCGTGCAGGCGGCGGGTCCACCAGACGTTGTATCCGTAAAGGAGTGATCGAAGTACCAGACGATCCCGTCCTTGACGATGGTTCTATCCCTCCGCGGTTTGGTCGGACGGTCGTGGTACGCGCACCTAACGCATCCGTCGACAACCCTCCCGACGGACAACGATGCCCCTCTGTGACGGCACGTGTCGGCGACCGCTGCCGGTTTGTCTGACGCCGTATCCCAGAAGACTGCAAGATGGGTCGTGTCGTGCAACGTGACGCGTTTCGGACGTGTCGTGTGGCGTTGTTTCAGCGTATATGCCGGGCAAATGGGGACCCACTGACTGACGATGGCGCGCGGGCCTCGACTGGTGGTTCGGGCGTGGTTCGGGTGTCTCATGGAGTGGAAGTTCTTCTTATGGTTGTTACACCTTGTTACTGGCATCAAACAAATTTCGAACGAAAATGTGCGCGTCACTGGCTTCCTGACGCACCGATCGCCTTCATCTCGGTCGGGTGGACCACCTTCTCGAGGTGCTCGACGTCGGGCGACTTCATAAACCCGATGGCAGCGTCCTGACTGGCCTTGTAGTCGGAAAAGAGATCGTTTAAGTACGTCTCTCTGTACGTCGTATGCACGTCGTCGTCGTGTTCGAACGGCAGCATCAACCACTTGTAAAGGTCAGCGAGAAGGACATCAAAATCAGGATCGAGTTTTGAGAGCGTCTCTTTGATATGCTTCTCGGCCTCGTCGCGCGTGGAGTAGATGCCGCGGATCTTGATACCAATCACCCCGCTCGGCGGGGGTTGCATTTTTTGGTACTCCGGATCGGGTTTGACGAACGAAATGGCCACGAATTTCAGGTCACTGACCTTGATCTTATCTTCGTCAGTGAGGGACACGCCGTTCGCGTGGTCATCGCCGGGAGGGTCGTCGTCGATGACTTGCACGTCCTTCAGGGACGTTTCTTCCTTCGTCTCCTCCGTCTTCGGGGCCGTGTCCGTCGTTATCTCATCCTTCAAATGATCGGGAAGATCGTCGATCGACGACTCGATCGCACACTTCTTGCGTTCCTCGAAGCGCTGCTTCTCGATCTCGTTCCGGGCGCGGTGGGCGACCACCATATCGCTCAGGATCGCCTCCGCGTTCATGTCATCCGTCACGTTCCCGACGAGGACCCATTTGTGCATGTCAGAGACATAGGTGTCGAGGGATCGATCGAGTTTCCTGACATGGGCCATGGCGTCATCGACCGTCGGGAATCCCCCACGGATGCGGACGGCCACATGGTCTTCCTTGTCGATGCGTTGCCTCGTCTTCGTGCCGGCGAATGATAACGCCGCGTAGCGAAGGTTGGAGTATGGAATGTCCTCGTCGAGGTGATCGGTCGCCATCGTAGTGCTTGCAGTTTCAAATGTAATATTATGTCCCAAATTTCGCGGCCCGTCGCCGCTATAGACCGAGGGTCGTTTCTAAGAGGGTCTTTTGCTTTTTGTTCACGTTGGTTGACGTCACGTGCCCTGATGTTCCTTTGGTGGGAGCCAAACGGAGACTGTCATCCCGTCGTTTGACCGACACGAATTTGTTGGCGGCATGACGGACCATGGTGCCCTGCTCGTACTGTAGCAGGATGGACGGACTCACGATGCAATTTGACGGTACTTCCCTATACGAATACGACTTTGAATGGTTTCGAAACTCATCAATCGTCATGTCTCCGCCGAAACTCTGGAGCATTTGGCGAGGGGGCGCGACGGGGAAGGATGTCTGTCCGGTCATCGCCCTGAATAGCCGGTATGTGACGCCCGGACTTCGGCATCCTGGATGTATCTTTCCCCGATCGCGAGCGTACGCGTGCATACATGCATGAGAACAGAACGCGCCACACACGGTGTACACGTCGCGTCGCTCGTCGTATGTCAACGGACAGGGTATCGACGGTCCAGTCCATGAATGACAACAATGCCAACACAGCGGACTCTCCCGCGGCACAGAACGCGCGTCGTATACAAGAGTCCCGTCGCGAATCCTGACGATCGTCGGTCCCGTCACCAACGTCCGTCCGTCTTTCCCTATCGGTGCGTCCGCAGGTGCTTCCGCCGGTGCTTCCGCCGATGCTTCCGCTGGTGCCATGGTCCGATGCAATTTCCGTGTCTTTCCTGACACCACCCGTCTTGTTAAGTAGACTGGATTCTCGACGGCCGTATTTATTATCTCTGCAGTTACAAGTTATACAGCAGTATCCACCAGATGTCCGACGGAGGAATGGGTATGGTGATGGTCATGATGATCTCCATGTCGATGGTGCTCGTCTGTTGTTGTTCTGGCGTGTTCGGTGCGGCAGGGTATGCCAACGAATGCGATCCCAACGGGTCGCTCAAATTTCTGGTAGGCGATTGGTACAATTTGAATCTCTTCAGTGGCATGTGCAAGGAGTCGTCCGGCGACGGGGACGGCGGAGGAGGCGACGAGACGACTGTGGTGCAAAAGGTTGACGTCCCGTCGGGGAAGACGTGCAATCCGGGGACCATAAAAAACTATGAATACGTTGAGCGCGTCTTGGACGAGGGAACTGGGTACTGGAAGTGCCCGGAGAACTACACAGATACGTATTGTGGCATCAAAGGGGAAGACGGTGTTAACAATGCCAGGCAGTGTCGAAAGCGACGCCCTGATGACGAAATCACGGACAAGAAGGTCACGTTGTTCGATGACGTCCACAAAGGAAGGAGTGGTGGAGTCGAAGACTTTGAGGTTGGTGATTACCCTAATTTGAGAGATATCGGCTGGGACAACCGCATCTCAGGGTTCCGAATTCCCAAGGGACTCAAAGTCGTCGCGTATGCGCACCCCGACTTTGGTAGCACCAAGGACGAGAACGGGAACTGGGAGGCACTCACGTTGACCGGGAAAGACCTCTCTGATGGGTACGAATTTACTCATGGACTCGGCGGGGGCGGCGACGTGGTGTTGCCCAACGGGAAGACAGAGTGGTCTAGAGGCAACAGGATGTGGGGAGATACTTCAAAATTCTATGATACTATCAGCAGTTTGAGAATCCAGATTGACAAGCAGCCGGCAAAAGATGTCAAGGGATCGTGCTCGGGCTTTAGCAAGAACAGCGACAAGGTGTTCATCTTCAACAAGGAGAATTACAAAGGGGATTGTCAATCGTTTGGCAACGGTGAGCACAACATCGACGAAGGCCGCATGTTATACGACAATGCCACGGTCAGAAGTGTGTACATGCCTTCGTTTAGGCAGGTGAGGCTGTGCACGGAGTCTGGACAAGGTGGCGAGTGTCGCACAATCACCAAGAGTCAGTCGTCGTTGACCGCTTTGTACGGCCAGTACAAGAAGAGCAAGAGTCTCAGAGTCAGGAAGAATTGAGAGGCGAATCTCCCGCGACGAAAACACCGTAAATACTACGGCGCACAGCAGTAGTATTTATCTTTTGAAATGCATCCCAATGCACCTGTTCTCCTCAACTGCTCGAACGTAGCCGCCTTAATCGGCCGCCATCCGTTCAACGACCGGGTGTCGGCATTCTTGTCCGCGTGGCGGTCCACTGATCGTTCATCGTATTATTCCGCGCACGAAAGGAACAGGGTGCCGACCGTCGAAGAGGAACGGCGAAAGGTTCGGCAGGCATCGTCGTTTCTACAGACGAACCCGAGCACCGCCGAACTGCTTGCCGAAACGCGAGCAGCGATCAAACGAGACGCAAAGCCGGTTCAAGCGATTCACACGTTCGCCGACGTGTCGACCGTCGATATCGCAAAGGAGACCAAACGCGTGGCGTTCACGAGGTACGGAGAAGAAAAGGAAAACGTGATCATCGAGAGGGTACGTGCCGTCTTCCCAGAGATGGACGTCACTCGTCACGAGGATATGCACCGGATGCACATCGGTCAAACGAGATCCGGACGTTCGATTGTTCTTCAGGGGCGCGTGGATGCGCTGAGCAAAGATCAACGGTTTGTTTTTGAGATCAAGACGCGTGTCCACAAATTGTTCATGGAGGCTCGAGATTACGAACGTATTCAGGTGCAATCGTATCTCCAACTATTTCCGCAGGCAACCAAAGCCTTCCTTGTCGAAGGCATATTCAATGCGGGACAGGTCCCGTCCGTCAACGTCATCTCCATCACGCGCTGTGACGATGACTGGATGAATGCCGCCATCGACATGGCCCATGTCATCGACACCGTGCTCGCCTCGACGGAACTACAGGACGCCATCGTCACCACGAAAGACGAAAATATCCTTACGACTATTCTGAATAACTCCACGTAGCGGCGGTCGACGAGGAGTCCGTCTCCTCCTGCGATTGGTCTTCTGGACGAGCGGTCGCCGGGACCAGAGTCACCCATCCCCACATCATACAGAAAAGAAGGAACACGAACAACACAAGGGTTTGCATGTGTGCAGCAGTATAACACATACATAGAGAAGAATTTATGTAACGACGACCACCGATACGCGAACGATACGATGTCGACGCACACCAAGGTCTACCGAATCGACCGCCTCCCCCGCAAATTTGTCCCAGAGTACCTGCCAATCATACGCAATATTCTTCCCTTTACCGCGAACTCCGAAGGTCAATTCGTCGATTCGTCCGTCCTGGCCACGATGCTCTTCAACAGCATTTACTCGGAGAGCAACCGCTTGGACATCGGGAGGACCAACGCCTTCCACTCGACGAGACCCGATTCGTCCGGGCCCGTGGCCGCCCAGGTTCCCATGCACGCATTCGAACGACCTTGGGTCCAGATTCGAGAGGAGTGTATGCGGTTCCCCAAGATCGTCCGTTTTCACTCGGGATGGGAGGTTTGGTACAAGGTCATCGGCGACGACGTGAGAACCACAGAAGACCTGGAACACACACATCCTCCGCCGCCCGGGCACAAATACCTGTACATTCACAGGTACGGCGGGAACCCCGAGTATGGTCTCGACAAGTTTGCCATCAGCCAGGGGGCACTGGACGACATTGCGACCAGGAAGGAGATGGTGGGCGGACGTCACGAGACGCGCCGACTGTTGCACGTCTTCGTCGTGGAGGACAGCCCCAACACGTCCTATTTGGCCATCGACTTCCGGGGCAAGTACGACACGGCAAGTCTGGACGCCAACACCATCCGCCGACATTCAGTCACGTCCAGGAGTGGCGCCGGGAAACACATCATGATCGTTCCGTTCTCTCCGCCGGGCGACATCGAGACGATGGAACACGAACAGATCTCGACGTACGCGTCGTCTCTCGTGCATTCGATCGTGGCGTCCAAGGAGGATGCAGACGGCATGGATGTGCAAGTCGGACGCACCCTCTGTCGTCGCGCTCGAGTCCACGACCCCTCACACCCTGTATCGCACATGATCCACGTGGAGACGTTGAACAAGGCCGTATGGGACACCAGGCAGCCCAAGATATCGAAGGACTTCAACCGGACCGTACACGGGGCGACCGACGACATGAGAAGGGAAGTCATGCTCCTGCTCAACAACAGGCGCGTGTCGCAGTTGGAACTCGAGGTGAGTCTCAAGATGTTTTTCAAGAAACTCAACCGGGGAACGCGTCTACAGATCTTCGTGGACGACCTGGGGTTCGTGTCGATCGACGTGCACTGGCACACGCTCAGCATGTGGCCGAACATCGACGCCAACAGTCTCGCATTCTGGGGACCCTCGGCGTTCAGCGTCGCGTCGCAACAAGTCCTCGCCGAATTCGAAAAGTTCATCGAGGTCAAGGTCCTCAACCGTCCCGACATCGACCCGGATCTGTCGCTGGCGATCCCGACTTTCCTGGAGAACAAGACCGTATTCACTCACGTGCCCCCGCCACTGTGCTCTGCGACGTACCACGCCGCGACGGCTGCCGTGCGTGCGATGCAGTTTCTGTACCCCTTCCAAATACAGACGGTGTGCGAGATGGTGGCCCGCGAGACGGCACAAGACGGGATCATGGGTATGTACAACACCAGGATGACAGGTCGGGGAGGTGACGAGGGCGTCTTCGCGTGCCACTACCCGTTCGACTACATCAAGAGCGATCCGATGTACGTCCACTGCCCAGCGTCCTCGACCGAATTTCTGAGAATGTGCGGGGGGATACTGGGGGACGAGACCGGCATGGGAAAGACGCGACAGATAATCGCACTGATCAAGGCCTTGCCCAGGCGGGGGGCGTCGTTGGTCGTGGTCAAGCCGGCCCTCATGTTACAGTGGCAGGAGGAGATCAAGTCCGTGTGGCCAGATTGTCGCGTCGTGCAGTACCACGGAACGAACAAGAAAAACGTGGTCCTGCGAGAAGCCGTGCGCGATGCGAACATTGTCCTCACAACCTACACGACGTTCGCGAGCAACTGCGAAGACTTTGGGATGGGTACGATCGACTGGGGGAGACTGGTGACGGACGAGTCGCACGACATGTCGGAACGGTTCGTGGCGCTCCAGGCCGGCTTTATCGGACCGCGATGGGCACTGACCGCAACTCCCCACAAGAGACTGCGGCGCATCATGGCATGGTTGTGCGGAAAGGCGACCAACACCATATCCGGCACCAGACGCTTCTATTGGGAGTACTTCGGGTGGAAGCTTCATGGATCGGCGGTTCTGCGTCCCGTGCTGCTGCGCAAGACGAGGGCCATGTACCTCGACCTGCCGCCGGTGGTGGAACGCACGGTCACCGTCACACTCGACGAGGACGAGGCGTCCACCTACGAGAAGATCATCACGAATCAAGGCCAGATGTCGACCATCGACAACTTTGGGATCATGATGCTGATGGAGACGCTGACGACCCTCTGTTCCTTCGGTCTCTTCAAGACCAACAGCATCAAGGGCATCGACAGGCGCAGAGAGGACGAAAGGACGGACGCGTCGTTCGTCGACGTGGATCAACTTCCCCCGCCGCCGGAGAACGACGTCTGCAGCATCTGCATCGATGTGTTCACGGACCCGGCACGTACCAACTGCAACCACTGGTTCTGTACCGAGTGTCTGCAGTTGGCGCTCACGCGCAGCAACGTCGCGAGGTGTCCGATGTGTCGAGCGCCCATCGAGCGACGTTCGGTGAGCAAAAGGGCACGGGACCAATCTGCGTTGAGCAACCTCACGTTCACCGAGACGGGAAAACCGTCGTCCAAGATCGCAGCCATGCTCAGCGACATCCGCAAGATCCTGCAGACGCCGGGTCGGAAGATTATCGTATTCTTCCCTTCGCCGTACACAATCAGGTGGTTCAAGACCATCTTACACGACGAGATGGGCGTGGACGCGCTCGAGGCACATGGCGGGATCAGTCTGCAGAAGCGCCGGAAGAACTTCAGCGACTTCCAGACCAGTCACCAGCATCGCGTCCTTCTGGCGTCCGTGAAATGCGTCTCCGACGGGATCTCCCTCACCGCGGCGTCCGATATCATGATGTTGACGCCGACGGGCACGAACGCCGTCGACGAACAGATTGTCGGACGGGCCAATCGCATTGGGAGGGATGAAACCGTTCCGGTGACCTTGTGGAGGTACATCACCGCATGTACCGTCGAAGATCAGGTGTACGCGCAGCAAAAGCAATGGGGACACATCAAGTTTCTCAGAGATATTTTGTAATTACAAGCATTATAGGTGTGCGTGACCATGAAGTGCACTGCATACTACCAACAATCGAGACCCCGCCCTGCGACCAGGTACTGCTTTTGCCTCCGCAGTACCATCCTCTCGTCTTCGACGAATCAGTGCGTGGGAATCATTTACGCCTACGGGAAAACAATAGCCACCACGGATGCGCGAGTCCGACACGCCAAGGATGTGCTCATGCGAGACAGCGCATTCCTGTGTGACGACACGGAGTTGGTCGTGCACGCCGAGTGTCCCATCGAAGTCTCCGAAGACGTGTATATACAGTACTTCAAATCCTCAAAACCAACGTCACGACACGTGTTGAGCGGGTACGACAGCGACATGTCGGAGGACGAACCGTGAGCAAGCGCGAACAAGCGCGAACAAGCGCGAGCAAGCGCGAGCAAGCGCGAGCAAGCGCGAACAGTGCAAATTTTGTCAAAGTGGCGACTTTGCCAAAACAAGGGTAGAGCAGTTGGATGGATTGGATGTTGTTCACGTGCGCCTCGAACGGCGGGTTCGGTCCATCTCCCGTTGCAACAAGAACAAGTCTCGCTGGACCAATCCATACACACCACATGCATGGTCTCGGACGCTAATCAACGATTTGTGCTTCGACGATACGATCGTCGACGCCTGGCAGATCTCGCCCAAATCACGCAACTTCGTCGTCATCTTCTTCTTCACAGTCCGGAGTTTCTTCCGGGCTTTGACGACATCGGCATCGGTATCATCCGCGCTTGCTCGGTACGACGTATCGTACGCGGCACGGAACTCACTGGATAAGGTTTGTTTCGGACGAGTTGACATCATTGGGTATACTAAGGGCGCCGATAATGTTGACACTTGCCGCCGGTGCCGCCGTTGCCGTCAATGACGTCGAGGATTTCATCGTGACGGTCTGTGGTCGCCGTATCGACAGGGCGCGTGAACGGGGTGTACATGGCGGCAGGAGGGGTGGCAGGGGGCATGGTGTACTGCCCTCGGAACGCCATGGGGGTAACGACAGAGGACCACGACCACCACACGAAACACAGCGCCAGAAACACGGCAAACACAATCCAGTACGTCTTCATGTATTCGTATACTACCATCGGAGGATTATATTCCAAAGGCCAGGAACAGCAACGTGCTGATCACGCCACCCAACCACACGTCGACGGTGTAATGTGCTCTCGTCTGTACCAACAGGATGGCAACCGCGACGGGGAGAACGAGCGAGAAACGGTTCCATACGCCGTACTTAATCAGCACCAAGGTGAAAAGCAACATCCATGATGTGTGACCGGACACCACCTTGTCAAAGTCACCGCCCGTCGTGCAGATCTGCCACAGGCTGCGCTGCTTGCCGATGTCCCTCGACTCGGGGAGTTGCGTCACGCTTATTGCGATCCCACGGATCATCAGGACGGCACCGAACAGGAAGGCAAAGTCGCGAAAGATGAGACCGCGTTTGGACGAAAGGAGACTCGCTATGACCGGGACGACCAGCGGCCAATTCACGGCATCCTCGGGAATCACGCCCCGCGGAAGGCTCAAAAACCCTACGTCGCGCGGTCTCTTGCACTGGTTCCTGACGTAGTGACGTAACCCATGATGCTGCGTGTACAACATCCCGAACGTGTTGATGACGAGTCCAACCAAAAACACCAGAATAGCCTTCTGGTTGTCGAGCCAAACCATCGGGATCTAGGGTGTTTTTGTATGGGGCAACAGAATAACGCACGAACGAAAGGCAACCTATCGTCGCATGCGCCACAGCATCACGACCAAAAGGAGCACCAAGACGACGACCAAGATCGGCAGTTTGTGGTGCTTTATCCAGAAGTACAGGCTCAGCAGCCCGCCCATGCCGTGCCACGTGCCATCGTGCTGATGGTTGGTGATACTCCGATCAGACGGTTTGCACGCGGCATCGAAGCCAATACACGGCTCGAAAACCTCAGCATCGATGTACTGGACCTCATCGGGAGGCAAGGAAAGCACGGCGTCCGTGAACGCCGACGGACCAGTGGTGCGCTGAATTTGCATGGATTTCGGCATCTTTTTCAGCAGACTCGACTGGTTCCGTAAAAGATCTGCAATGTGATCACAAATGTGTTTCATACACGGCATACGCTTCCGTGGGGCCACGACCGTCGCGTTATTCAGCGCGATGGTGGTCGGGCGCATGTAGGCGATGCTCGCTTCGATTGGCGTCGAGGTGATCCGCGTGATCCCAAGATTGGGTCTGTCGCCGTGGGATTCGTACTCGTCAACAAACGTATCAATGGGACGCAACGAATCCGTGTCCATGTCGATCGAGACACCGCCGTAACAGTACAGAGCAAGGTAACGGCCAAAGTCTATCCGCTGATGCATGATCTTCGACGCATCGTACGCGTCCTCGTAACCGAACTTTCTACACAGTGCACGCATACTGCGGTCGTCCCATAGCATGTACCTCCACCCGGGGTTCATGTCGCGCAACTTTTGAGACGTTTTTTGATATTTCTCGGGCAAGGCGTCGCCGCCCTGGTACCAGATCTGATGAATGATACGTTCCTCCATACAAATGATACGATTTTAAATCAGTCACTCGACCGGTCAATGCTCTCGACGAACCCACTCTTCGCTCGGCTCGCCGAAATCGAACCACCGCAGACTCACCCACGATCCATCGCCGCCACCGCCGCCACCGCCGCCGCGACGATTTGACGATCTGCGCGATACGCGCGCCGGTCCAAGAACATCCATCACCCCGTTTTTGAATGCTTTGCCGAACCGAGTCCGAGCGAACTTCTTGAAGAGCGATTCACGTTCGCCGTCCCATCCGTCGTCGAGACGACGGTGGAGCCGTTGGTACTCCAGCATCTGGTCGCGGGCTTTCTCCAAGTCGCCCTGTGCCAGTGCATCTTCGATACCCGGCATCATCTTCTTGGACAGGTCCAGTCGACGGACGTCTTTCAGCGCTTCCATCGCGCCGTCGACGTCGCCCAACGACATGCGCTCCATCAGCGTCGCCACGCGTTCTCCGAGTTCGGAGTGTCGCTGAATCTCGCCCTCCTTGAACTTGAAACGCCGGATCATCTTCCGAGCCTCGTCAATCTTGCCTTCGCTCAGCAGTTCGGCGATCTCGGGCGCCGTCCTCTTGATCAATGACATCACGTCGCGCTGGCGCAGCACGTCGTCCACCTTCAGAGGATCATCGACAAGGAGGTTGAGGATGCGTTTTGCCTCGTCCATGTCCTCTTTGGGCACGCGATACGGCTTGAGCACTTCGTCGATGTGTCTCGAGACTGTGAACGTGGCCTGTCTGTCATCAACCTTGGGTCGCTTGGTGTTCCACACGACGTGCAACCTCGACAACCCGTCGCGCAACTCGATCGTCTTGTCGGCCACTTCTTTTTGGATGACCTTGGCTTCGTCGTTGAGCATGGTCCGCAGGTCCCTGCTGTAGTTCAGTAAGACCGTGTAGTCCAGGAGGACGAAATGGTTCTTCATATCGCTGCCCGTTACCGTCTCCATGAACATGGGACGATTTGTCGATTCGCTCTCTGAAAGGGGCACGTACTTCCCGCTCTTCCACAGCGAGATGACGTACGACCACACGCTCTCTTCGGCCAGAGAATACAACTCGTTGTGGGACACGATGCACAGGTTGTTCAGGCCTTTGATGGGTCCGATCGGCCGGCAGTCGAACAGCACGTAGACGGTCGAGTAACTCCGACGCGAAGCCGTAAGTTTCGTGAATGTTTCCTTGTCCAGGATTTTCGGTACAAACGCATCCGACACACTTTCCATCTGGCCGTCTGACCTGAGGTTGTAGTCGTTGTATCGCAACATCTCGGTGTGGTTACGGAACAAAAGTTCCACCTTTGCACTGGGCAAGTAGTACTCCGCCACGAACAGAGACAGGTTCACGTGTTCGGCCGTTGTACCGATCTCCCTTGCTCTCTCCAGGAAGCGTCGTCGCGCTTGAAACAGACGAACGTCATCGTCGTGCGATTCGTTGACCGGTAAGACACCCTCCATCGGGCACGCTTCTGCGTCGAATGCTCCAGGATTTTCGCAGCCTGTCCACTGCGTCAACGTTCTGACGTTTTGCAATCCAAAAGGTTTGTTTGGCATGGGTCCTTGCTTTTACAATCATAATAAAACGCAGTCACCCGCTGCAGTTGAGACACACGGAGTCTTCCTCGCTGTCGTGGTCGGGCGCCTTGCCCCCCGTCAGGGTTTGGTTGTTGGTCGTGTGGCTCCTCGATACCTGGGCGCCGTTGACCGCCGACTTCGTTCGGAGGTAGTACACGCCCGTCTTGATTCCCCTCGCGTGACCGTACCGGTGACTCTTGGCCACCTGAGACGCCGACGGCTTGGCCATGAAGATGTTCATCGATTGGGTCTGGCACACGTAGGGACCACGTGCCACGGCATGGTCGATGATCCAACGCTGCTTGATGTCGTACGCTGTCACGTACAGTCTCTTGATCTCGTCGGGAATGGAACGGATTCCCTGGATCGACCCGTTGGCGTTGACGATCTCGTTCCTCAGGTCCTCGGTCCACAGACCTCGCTTGGTCAGATCGTTCACCAGGTGCTTGTACACGCACACGTGCTCGCCGGCCAACGTCCTCCTCACGTATACCAGGCTCGTGATCGGTTCCGCCGCCTCGATATTTCCGCAAATTTGTGCGGTCGACGCGGTGGGCATAATCGCGATGTTGAGCGAGTTGCGGACGCCGTGAGTCTTCACCTTGTCTTTGAGCACGGACCACGCAAAGTCGGGGTCGGGATGCACACCCCACAGGTCGAATTGCATCTGGCCCAGCGACATCGGCGACCCGGCGTACGTGGAATAGGGTCCCTCCTCCTGGGCCAGGGCGGCGCTCTCGTCGACCGACGCGTAGTAGATTGCCGCGGCGAGTTTACGGCTCAGTTCCACGGCCCTCTCCGAATCGAACGATATACCGAGTCTGACGAACACGTCCGCCAACCCCTGTATACCCAGTCCGATGGGACGGTGACGCATGTTCGATGTCTTTGCCTTCTCGCAGGGATAATGGTTGATATCGATCACGTTGTTGAGACAGCGCGTCATCTGGCGCGCGGTCCCCATCAACGCATCATAATCGATCGTTCCGTCCTCCACTCGGACGAACGCGGGGAGACAGATGGACCCCAGGTTACACACAGCCGTCTCCTCCGGCGACGTGTACTGCACGATCTCCGCGCAGAGATTGCTCGTTTTGATCGTGCCCAGGTTGCGTTGGTTGCTTTTCAGGTTGATGGCATCCTTGTACAAGATGTACGGGATACCGCTCTCTATTTGCGCCCGGATGATGGCGTTGAAGACGTCCTTTGCCGGCATCGTCTTCTTCGCCTTGCCCGCAGACTCGTAGCTTTCGTACAGTGCCACGTACTCGTCCCCGACGGCGTCCGGCAGGCCAGGACATTCGAACGGGTCGAAGAAACTCCACGTGCCGCCGGTCTCGAGACGAGACATGAACAGGTCGGATATCATCAGTCCCAGGAACAGGTCCCTGGCGCGCAGGTTCTCGTCACCTCCCGGTCGCCTGATGTCCAATATATCCATCAGGTCAGGATGGTCGACCCCCAAATACACCGCGACGGCTCCCTTCCTCTTCGAACTCTGATTCACGTACTGCGCGATGGAGTTCACGCAACGCACCATCGGGAGAAGCCCGTCCGTCCGTCCGTTGGTCGAGGTGATGGGCGCGCCCCGGGACCTCACGTTCCCCGCGAACACGCCGATCCCTCCGCCGAGTTTGCTGATACGTGCCATCTCATGGAACGTGTCGAAAATCCCCTCGATGCTATCGTGCATCTCGAGCAGAAAACAAGACGCCACCTGCTGCATTTTCATGCCGCTGTTGAAGAGGGTCGGACTGCCGAACACGGCATGCTTCCTGCTCAGCATGTCATACACGTGCCTGGTACGCTCCAAATCGAACTTGGTCACGACGCACGCGGTCCTCAGGTACACGTGCGCAGGTCTTTCGACGGCGACGCCATCCTTCTTGGCACAGTACAGCCTCGTGATCGTGGACGCGCCGAAGTAGTCGTAGTCGTAGTCCCTTTCATAACAGATCATCTCCTGCAGGGCGTCCGCGTTCGTTTCGACAAACGCGTAGAACGAAGGGTCGAGCACGTCCTTGATCTTGCTATACGTTTTCAGGACGTCGGTATCCGTCTGTTTGTGCAGATTGCTTATCAGGAGCCGTGTCGCCAGGATGTCGTACTCGCTCGCCTCCAACTGGTGGTTGACGCAGACGGACGCCGCGAGACGGTCGATATCCTCGGTCTTCATCTGGTCCGACATGTTGACCACCACCTCCCGGACAAGTGAACCGTAGTCGATCTTGCGCGAATCAAACGCCCACGACAGCGACTTGAGCCGCCTGGAAATCTTATCGAAGCACACCTCCTCGAACGAACCGTCACGTTTCTCCACCCGCATGTTGACGTGTTCACTCTTGTTTACGTTGTTACAAAAATCTGCCTTGTTTGCCATGGTTCGAGTCATGTATGTTCGGAAAATAAGACTCGATGATGGTCATCGTTGGTGGTCATCGACGATGCCATCTCCCCACGAGTCACCTCTCACGAGACCTGCTCCCCAGGTCGACCAGTCTCGACGCAGAATATTTGACCACGCTCTTCATGTACCAGTTCTCGTTCTCGACGCGCGAGAGTTGCGCGTGGAGACACTCGATTTGCACACGGAGTTTCATCTGTGCATCGTACAGTTGGCCCAGTTCGCCCAGCATCTGTGCGTATCTCTGCTCATACTCCTGATGCAAGGCGATGCACGCGTCAGCAGGGACGTGTTCGGAAGGCGAAGCAGAATTCGGTGGAACGGACATGTGTCGAATTTTTTTGTTTGCACATTGCATGACCGCAGCGGACGATCTATTTAACAATCTCCTGAATCAGTGTGCGTCACCCAGCGACGCGAACACGAGACTCAAGGGGTTCAGTGGTGCTGCCGGATACCGAAGTCGGTACGCACAGGAGTACGGCACCAAGTGCAAACAAACCAATGCTGGGACCAACAACAAGGACGACAATAACAAGCCCGTCGTCGGGGACGAGTATACCACGTGTCCCACGACCGGGTACCAAGGCTACGTCTTCTGCAATAAGAAGTACCGCAAAGCGAACTTGTTGAGCGGGACGGCGGAGACGACGGAAAAAAACTGGAAACTGTGTCGAGAGCGTTGTTGGAAACATGGCGTGGCTTGCAGGGGTTGGAGTTGGCGAGAAGGATCGGGAACGTGCCAAATGTACAACGTCGGCAACAGCGACCAGTTGGTGTACGAGAAAGGGTTCGCGTCCGGACCCCGGAGCAACCCGTCAACCAGCAACGGTGGCTCCGACGATACGAGCACCGACAGTGGCAACAACGACAGTGGCAACAACGAGTCGTCGAACGAGAACCCGGCCTTTTCGACGACGTGGACGGGCAACAGTAGCGAGAAGGAATGGTGGCGTCGTGACGATTACATCAAAGGCGTGGAGACATGGGTATTGATTGCGTTTGTATGCTGTTTGTGTGTCGTGATGGGCGCTGGGATGCTGATGATGATGCTCGTGATGTAAGGTCGTCCGACGTCTCGTCCGTCGGAACCACCGGTTCCTGGATCTCCGTCGACGGCCACGGCTCGACGCGTGCCGAGGGGACGAGCCACGTATCCAGTTCGTATTCCCACGACGCACTGGGCCTAAAGTCGACCCCGAGAATGCTTGCCATTTTCGAGGGAGATTTCCCCGCGAGTCGTCCGGCGATTTCTTTCGCTAGGCGTTCACACGCGCGTTCATTGTATAAATAGTCGGCGGTTTCAATACAACTGACCAACGTTTCGGTGGTCAGATGATCCAGCGACGGCGATGTACGCATTGCGTCCAGGAGTTGCACTGACTCAGCGATGGACTCGTTGGGGATGCAGAAGGTCTCTGAGTCGTTGTCTACAAACATGCGGTACGTTTGACAATCAAAAGCGAACGTATCGCTCACGTCGACGGAACGTGCTCCGATTTGCCACAACATGACCGACGGAATGGCTCAAACCCAAAAGTCAGCACTTTTTGTGATTGTCCCATTTCACTGCGCCGCCTTTACATTTCCCCGTGCACGAACAAGCCACCGTCCCGTCTTTGAGCCATATATTCTCCTTGATATCCTTCGGTCGCATTGACCCGACCTTCTTAAATTCGCCCTGCAGGAGACCGTCATCCACCCCGACGTAGTCGAAGGCGGTCGCGTGAATGTCGACGAGGAACCCGTGCTTGTCCGTGTTCCTCTGACACACGCTTTGACCCGAATTGCACACATCCACGACGTGGACGTAGACCGCTTTATTGTTCGTGAATGCGTCGGATTTGACCTCGAGAATACCCCACAACAATCCGGCGGCGTCGTCTTGGAACACCGCCGCCGGAAACAACGGCTTGCCCTTAAACTCCAGACCGCTTTTGCCATGTTTGAACAGGTCGACGCCAGCGAACCCAACGCCGTTGTCATCGGCACTGGACTGTCCGTAGAATGTGATCCCCGTCTTCGTGAACCCGTCGCTGCCCGACGCCTCCTGCCTGGACGCCGAGTCCTTCCCGTCGTCACCGTCGGCACCGTCCTTCCCTCCCTTTTTGTTGTTGAGGATGAGGATGATGCATACGATCCCGACCACCAACGCCGTCCCCGCGAACATCATGCTCAAAATCATAGGTACCATCATCTGTGTATGGGTCGTTGCAGTACTCTCATCTACCGCATTATTTTATGTGGCATATGACAAGAGATGGTACGAGTTTGTGGACCCTCGTGGAACGGCCCGCCGCCACCCGGTACACCGTCTGTATCTGCGTCAAATAATAATGCCACTGGACGTCCACAGAACAACAAATCCAACAGCGGCGGACCAATGTCCATCAACTCCACCGCTAGCAACGCAAACAAATCACCAAAGTTTGCCAAGGGTGAACACGTCATTTACATCGACAAGAAAGAGGGTCTCAGACCGGCCAAAGTTGTGAATTACAACAAAGAGGGTAACAGTTATCTGATCGACACCAAACTGAAGGACGGCACAATCAGTCGGCGGGACACAGTCGACTCCAAGCTCCGGAAGAGGAACGCGACTCCAACTCCAAACAAAGTGTCCATCGGCTCCAAGGTTGCCAACCGTCACAACAGTGGAGCCGAGTCAAGATTGAACGTGTCCATCGCCTCCACGGTTGGCAACCCTGGGGTTTCCAACCGACGCAGCACCGCGTATAACAGGAACCAGATCAACAGGACCCCCAGGACAGAGGTTTCGTTCGCCAACGCCCTTGCAGCGATCTTCAGAGACAGCCAACATGTTCGTGAAATTGTTAATGGGACGGCGAAGCATTCCATAGACGTCAAGCATTTCAAGAAGAAGTTTTTCATCGAGGGAGACGTCAAAGGCGACGGAGCGTGTCTATTCCATGCAGTCGGCAATACATTGAAGAAACAGAACGTCATCCACAACACACACATGATAAAATTGACAGTTGAAGCGCAATCAGTTTTGATCAGCACGCGGCGGAAGGATAAATTGAAAGGACAACCCCTTTTATCGAGTCTGTCTCCGACCCTGCGTCAGATTGCCGTCGAAGAGGTAACTCGTATGTGGAACGCAAACATGTTAGACGTGTATTCGAGTGCCAGACTGAATATGACGAAGGAGAAGTATCGCACCAAAAACCAGTACCAAGCGGCGATGATTAAACGTGCCACATACGGGACGCTGTTGGAAGTCCAGGCGCTGAGTATGCGTCTCAAAACACCGATCTTCGTATTCCTTGAGGAGAAGGCATATCAGAATGGAAAAGTTGGCTTTGTGACCGAGAGGCATGCGCTCACTGCATTTTTTCCCAACAAGAGCCCGAACACGCACAAAATCGACCCGAATACGGTGGTTGGATCATTGATTTACTTATCGTTGACCGTCCACCCGCATCAGCACGAAGGCGGTAACCATTTCACGCCCCTGTTTCCCGTCCTGGATTAATATGTGTGTAATGGCAGACCACCACAATGAACGTCGCCCTATTGATACTACCGATTCTCTTTTGCGGCTTCATGATGATGTGCATGTGCTGTCTCATCGTGTTAGCACCCGCGATGACCCAGGGCTCTGGCACAGGCGACGAGACGCTCAACGAGTCTGTCGACGTCGAACCGTTGAACACACAAGTCGAAGACGTCTCGGGACCAACGACGTCCGACGGGTGTTTCCAACTCCTCCATCATGCCAACGGCGAAGGTGGCGGCAAAGAGTGGTGTTTGGACGGCGACGAAAATAAACTCGAGGTCACGAACCTCAAACACTACGGAATCAATGACGGAGCGAGCAGCGTTGCCGTTGGAAGAGGCGTCACCGTCGAATTATACCCAAACGCCAACTTCGGGGCGACGACGGGAAAGGCGAACCAACGACCGTTCAAGGTGAAAGGTCCAAACTTCGTCGTGTTGGGAGACAAGTGGTCGGATGACGTCGCCAGTTCGTTCAAAATGTGGAAAACAAAGTAGCGGCGAGTTCAAACTTTATCTGCGAGTAGTGTAGATAGCATGTCAGACGCAGCGGCGTCGATTCTCTCGCTATGTTTACTCTGCTGTTGTTGTTCGTACCTGTGCTGGTCGGCGTGCGTCGTGATCAGTCTCTTCTTGGGCGATTCCAGTTACGCTGACCAGACCGATTTCTGGAAAAAGACGTTGGGGTTGTCTGCGGGCGGTCCATGGAAGAGCAAGGTGTACGGTAACCAGCATCGACCCATCGGAGGTGATTGTCCGGCAGGGTCGTTCGTCACTGACGTGATTGGGTTCAGTGGTCAGGGCGATCACACCAACGCGTTGCAATTCTGGTGCTACGACCCGAGCACGCAAAAGACGTCTCGAATATTCAAGAAACCCACGTGTGGAAAACGAGACAAACCCGATCCCGAAGCCATCGCCTTGCTCGCATTCACGCCCATCGTAGCCATCGCGGCGACGGCACTCACCATCTTTCCGGGGACGCAGCCGCTGGGTGCGCTTGCGTGGACGGGACTGGCGGTAAGCGTTGCCGGCACCGCCGCCTGGGCAGGGATGGAGATCGCGAGCGGCATCGACGCCGCGAAGGATATTCTCAAGCCTGGGAAGGGACGGAGTTTGTGGCCCAAAATTGCGTGGACGGGTGCCCCTGCGGGCTACTATAAATGGAACGTGCGTCCGAAGGATAACGAGATCAAAGGACTGAATCTGTACGCGCTCGACGGCCAGCGGACCGGGTGGATCGGCGGGATGGGAAGCGAGAACGACCGGTTCGGCGCGTACGGACCCAGGAAGAAGCCACCGACCGATAATGTGATCACGCAACGGTGTCCTCCAGGCACGATCATCACGGGCGTCACGGCGTCGTGCGGGGATCGAGTCGACGGTATCCAGTTCACGTGCGATCGACCGCCTGGTATGTAAAATCACGAAGGGTCGTCGGTATCGGCCGTAACGTCTACGCGAACGCCAGGAGGAGCAACATGAGCAAGCACATGAGAGAACTGCAAGACGTCGACGACAACGCCGAAATGGTCCCGACAGGAGACCCGGGTTGTTTGCTCTGTCCGGCGTACTCGTTCCATATACTCATCTTTGAATCATCATTCGCATTGTTCGAGGCGATCGATCCGTCCATGTCCTCGGAATTCAGTGTCGCGTTCGTCCCGTAGACGCCCATACCGAAGAATGCAGCCTCAAGCGCAATACCAGCGACTTCGCCCAACGGCGCTAAAAAACCCCATACCATGGTTGTTCTCGTTGGTGTTCGTGTAAAACTGAACTACAGAAACAATATATTTTGCAATTGCACACGTGGAATGGGTAAGAGTAAGCGAAACAAGGACAAGACTGACGGAGACAGTGGGACGGCCGATGATAAGAAGAAGACCAACTGGGGGGGCTGGTTGGGCGGCGCGGGAATCGCGGCCGGATTGGCGGCCCTGTTCACGCCACTTGGAGGTATCCTGGGGAAGACGGCATCGAATAACGTGATGCAAACGTTCGAACCGTGTGCCGTTCCCATCGCTCTCATGTGCATGAGCGCGTTCTGTTTGATTTGTATGATGATGATCATCCCGTTGCTCCAATAATGTCGTCAGTGCATCCGCGTTCGAGATGCGCGATGGTCATTTGCACGACGGTCGCCATGGTTTTCACGTCTCCGTACACCTTCCACAGATGGGTGTACAGAGATTCCGCTCGGTTCGTCGCACACGCGACCTCCGTTCTGGTCTTGCCCAATACGCCGATTCGCGTCGCCACCAGGCGACGGAGGATCAGCGACACATGCGGCTCGCGCGCGTCGTCGATGTCGTGCGAACGCAGCATGCGGAGTGCCTTGGTGAATTTGCTTTTCGAGAGACCCGTGGCGACTTGTCGGCCCGTCGCGAGCCCGGCAGTGAGACGCTCGAAGATTTCCTCTTCGAGACGGTCCAGGTTGTGCTGTCGAAACGCCACGTAAAACACGGCCGCCAGGAGGCTGACGTTGGAAGGTTTGCCGTTGACACGGACCATGATGGTTTTGCTCGTGTCGATCACGTGTCGCGTCGCGCCCAGCAACGACCCGATTTTCTCCGTTTGGTCGTCAAGTTTGGTCCGGGGACACGTCCGTCGGTGGTCGTGCTCGGCGATCGAATCGGCGCCGTCCCGAAACTCGGTCCGGACAAGTGGCGATGAACACAGGACAAGGCCACATGCCGTACACACCATCACAGTGTCCCGTTCGATACGCACCGCAAATTCGTCGTGTTTACATGCACACATTTTGTTTCCATAGTACTATAGGTTTCGCGTTATGCACTTGATATTCGCCAACATCATCTGGATTCTGCATATCCTGTTCGTCCTATTCTTCACCGGCGTACCCTTCCTGGACATCAAGCGGTTCCCCGAACTGCACATCCTGCATTTGATGACAGGTCCTTTGCTTTGGGTCCACTGGCTGGCGAACAGCGATGAGTGCGCCCTTACCCGGATCGAAATGTTCCTTCGCGGGGACACGGAAAAGGGAGAGTCATTCTTCTACAATCTCGTCGCACCCATCTACGCACAGAGCGACGACACGGCCATCCGTCAAACGATCTGGTTCGTATCCATCGTCTTGTGGCTGATCACACTCACCAAATTCATCAAGAACCCGTGCGTCTTCAAGACGTTCATGCACAAACTCCGCAACGGAGGACGTACGGCGGCCGACGAGACCGCCGACGTGACCACGCTGAAGGAGGTCGTGATCATCAAGGAGGCGGGCGGACGGATGCCGATGGGGTCTCCTCCTCCTCCCGTTGCCGTCCCGGCCCTGCTTGGCCAGGCACGTCAGGAACGACTGTATCCGTGATCGAGCGGAACCGTTTCTTCGAACACACCTTCCCCGATTTCGTCCAGAGACGCGTGACAGCCCACACTTGGTCCTGGCCAAACAGACTGACCATCCTCCGGAGTTGATCCGGCGACGAGAGTGCCATCTGACGCACGTACGCCGTCGCCTCGACGCCGTTCATGTCGAACGGCAACTCTTTCAGGAGTTTCCGCTTCACTTTTTGATGATTCGCCCTTGCCCACAGCGTTCCGAACGTCTTGATATCCTTACGGACGTCGACGTTACACGCTGACGTCCCCGCGACCAACGCCGCCGTCAGGGGCGCCGGGTCGAACGACGGCTGGGCGTACGCGAACGCCTGCAGATGGTCGCATGTCGAGAGCATGTCCAACACACCCACGGCGTCTTCCAGGTTCGTCGAGACGCCGTGGACGTAGTTCTCGAAAATACCGTCCACCATGATGGACGGGTCGCCTTCCGCGATGCGACACCGGTCCCGGAACGACAGCGCGTCGCTTTGCTGCAGCAGGGCGAGCAACCCTTGCACGCCGTCGGGCAAGATCTCCCGCAGTTCGGAGCCTTTCCCGTCCAGTGCGCGCAGACAGTGCCGCAGGTCGTGTGTCGTGGACCAGGCGCGTCGGACGTCGACCCCCTCGACCCCTTTCTCGGCGGCCACCGAGACGAGGAAGTTCACCGCGTCATCGTCCGGGATGGGCGGGACAGTCAGGTGCGTGACCGTTCCCGACGACTTTTTGAGCATGGCGCCCAGTTTTGCGACGACGCTTCGTCGTTTGAAACCGGCGATGATCATCGGGATCGAAGGAGTCTGCACGAGTTGGGCGAACTGGACCGACTTGGCCGCGTCGACGATGACCGAGTCGGGAGGGTCGATGAGCATGATTTTCTTCTGTCCAAGGACCGTCCTTCTGCACGCGTGGTGACCCATACTCACCCAGGCGACGTGCCGTGCGTGCTCTTCTTGGAGCACGTCGAGGAGACGCGAGACGCCGCAGCCGGTCTGTGACTGCTCGATGACCAGGACACCAGAGGTTGCCGTGAGCATCCACCGTTCAACGGCATCGACGAAGCCGCGGTCCAACAGGACCCGACGGGACGGTTCTTTCGGTCCGTTCGACGCTGACATGCGTCCAATTTTGATTGATTTTTTTTGCACGGAGAGTATTGAATGAGTCGAATTGAATGTTAGATGACGCCATCGACCAACTGCTGTGCAAGACGATGGACAGGGCAAAGATGATGATGCAAGACGCCGACAAGTCAGCGTTGGACGGGATTGTCGAGCCGATTCTGGCCTACATTTCCATGAAAGCCGGGTGGTTGGTGTACGTTGTGGAAATGCTCGCTTCGCTGATCGTCGTTCAGACGATGCTTCTGGTCGTCATTCTCTATCGCACGTAGCACGAGGTAGGTCAGTCGGGCGTGGTACGCCGCCATCGTCTCCGACTGGCTCTGGACACAGCGTATCACCGGCTGGTCTGGGAAGTGCGCCTGGTACATCTTATCGTAGTAGTAGCCGATGGCTTTGACGTGCTCATACGACACACGCTCCTCGCCGGGTCGTCCTCGGGACTCGATGCGGTCGCAGCACACGCCCTCCTCCACCGCGAGATGCAGCACAACGTCCGGCTTCCAGCCGTATAACTCAAAGTATTGGTCGATCACGTCAAGTTCTTCTTTCTTGATGTGACCGTCGTGCTTATCGATCTCCGTAAACACGTACCTGCACGCGTAGGGCGTGCGCTCGACGATCTGATGGCGTTTGGTGGACGCTTTGACGTCACCGAGACCGCGCAGCACATCCAGGGCGAGGATGCTCGCCCACTTCCTCTTGTTGACGGCGTACATCTGTAACGTTTCGCCCCATACGTCCAGAGGCTCAGGAAAGAAGTCGATGCTTTCGTGAGCCTTGCCGAGGCTGGTCTGCAGGTGAGCGATCAGTTCGCTCTTCCCCGCGCCAATGTTACCCTCTATGGCGATGATCATCGAACAATAAGTGTGGAGGACCGTGGTCGTCGGTCTTTACTTGATCATCTTGGAGGACACGCTGTACAGCCACGCGATCACGATGGCATGGAGAACGACGCCAAAGGTCGTCGGGGCACCGTACTGCTGGGTGGGCAGACCGACGGTCGACGTGAGCAAGTTGGTCACCCCGTAGACGGTCTTCGACGAGATGATGACGAAGAGCGCCGCGAGAAGGATGGCCTTGTTGGAAATCATGTGTAGTTGGGTGTTTTAACGCAAGGTAATATTTACGTGGCCCGACTACGCGGGTTTCGGACGGAAAAACGTCGTGATCTCCCGTTGGTTGGTGTCCTTCAGAAACTTCAGTCGTTTGCTCTCCTTCCTCCTGCTCAGGTCGTCCGTCTGCAGGGCCATGATCTTGTCGAGGATCACGCCTTCCGTCAACTTGCCGTGGGTGCTGGTCCCGTAGTGCAGTTCGAGAATGGTTTCCAGCGGCTTGAGGACGCAGTTCTGAACGTAGAAGAGGATATCCAGCGGCAGGTCGTGCTGTTGCACCCACTTTGGGTCTTCGGCACGCAACGCGATGAGGTCATTGGCGTGATCCAACGACTTGATGATCACGAACGGAATTCGTTCGCCTTCGCCAGGCGGGTCCGTGTTCCGTCGTTTCCTTTTCTCGGCCACCTGGACGTGCGGCAGACTCTGCGGGTTTTTGTACCCGGACCTCAACGATTTGGACACCACGAACTTGTCAAAGGGGACCCGGTTCTCCAGAATGTCCAGTATGTACGCCCTCGACACCCGGAGCGCCTCTTCGAACGAGCGATGGTACATGATCACGTCCAGGACCTTGACCATGATCTCCCGCACAAATGGCGGGGAGTCACGACGCACAAGTTGGAGACCCTTGACGTCCATTTTGGCCGGTTTGGTGGCGTCGTACTCGTACTGCAGGGCGGCGTACCGCTTTTTGCTGAAAATGAGGAACGGCGTATAGGTCTTCTCATATTCCAGTTCGTTGGGATGCTTGAAGAGCGAGGTTGTCAGCGTGCGTGCCAGTTCCTGGCCGTTGGAGATGTGTTTCGCGACATCAAGTCGGTGCGCCTCCCCGAGATTTTGAATGACAAACACGCTATCAGTGTCGCCGTATACCACTCGGTGTCCCATTTTTTCGCACGCCGCCTTGGTTGCCATGATCATGGTCCTGCCCGTGCTCGTCACCGCCGAGGCCAGGTCCAGCAGCGGAAGGGCACCCGTCCCCGCGCCAAATAAACCGTACAGCGAATTCATCGACACCTTCAGGGCCAACTGCTTGGCGTTGAAGAGACTCGCGGCGAAGTCGTCTGCGCTGGCCTTGGCGTCGGCCATCTGTCGCTTGGCGCGCTTGCGCCACGACGCCAGGTCCGAAAGGAGTTTCGGGACCACGGCGTCATCCGTCTGTGCGAACGAGACGACGTGACCGGGCGTCGTCTCGATCCGGTAGTACTCCATCCCGTCGAGAGCGCCGAACGTGTCGTCCAGGACGATCGTGCTGGGACACATCGTATGTGCGCGCATGATCGACGGGTACAGCGATGCGAAATCCAAACAGGTCACAACGTCTTCGACGTACGCGCCTCGAACGGGAGTCAGGACCGTCGCGCCCACATACTTGTCTCGGTCCAGGTTCTTCTCCATGTCGTTGATGATGTACCCGGCCTTGCCGGTGTGCTTCAGCAGCAACGAGTAGCAGCGGATCTGTTGTCCGCGCGTGTTCAGGTACGCGATCGGCACGCACACGACCTTGGCCATCTCCAACTGGTTGGTCAACACGCTGAGTTTATCCATGAGTTTGATCGGCAGCAGGGTGTCCCTGACGCAATAGTCCGCCAACTGGGTCAGGCCCTGCGTGTCACTGGTGCGGTACCATTCGAACATCTGTTTCGGCGACACGTCGAGTTTGGTGAACCCGTCGAGGTACGTCCTTGACACGTTATCCAGCGTGAACGAATCCAATTTCAGTTCCTTGCGGAAGATGGCCAAAAGGTCCAACTGGACGATCCCCGGCGACTCGAGGAACACGTACGCATTGTTCCCGAACGCCGCAGACGCCAGGTTCTTCTCGGTCAGTGCCCCGCCGCCCTCTTTGAGGTGACCCAGGCGTTGCGTCTGGATGCTGCTGTCCCCCGTCATCATGTCGATCAGGACGGCCGAGCGGTCCTCGATATATTGCATGTCGAAACCCCATATGTTGTACCCAGTCAGGACGTCGACCTGCTCGTCTTCCAGTTCTTTCAACCACACGTTGATCATGAACCGTTCGTCGTCGTGGACGGTCACGTCGACGCCGGGGATGGACTCGCACGCGCGCATCTGGTGGACCGTCTGTTTATACGGCACGTTGTCTCCATACATCGCATACGACGTGCCGATCGTGATGATGGCGTCCTTGGTGTTTGATCCCCTGGGAAACTTGCCCGACTCGCTGTAGCACTCGAGATCGAACGAAGCGATCTTCAGCGGCGGCTTCATCGCCAAGATGACGGGTTCGTCGGTTTTCTTGACCGTGCCGTCGGGCAGCATCGTGTACTCGACGACGTACTCCTTGGAAACGAAATTGGACGTCTTCTTCGCGCCCGCGAAGGTCGTCCAGCCCGTCGGGTCGACGTCGGTCACGTGAAAAAATTTCAACAGCGGGTCCGCTTGGCTTTCGAACGTCGTGTACCGTCGTTCCTTGGCGCGATACTTGGCGTTGCGGAACGCGCGCAACGTCCTAAACTGTATCTTCACGACGTGCGTGTCGTGCGGCCTGAACCCGACGAACTCGTGCTTCTCCACGAGCGTGTAGGTGCACGTGGCGGCACCGAACGCCTCAACGACGTCGGCGGCGAACATCTTCCTCGCCAGTGGTTTTGCCGCCTTGGACCGGGGCACGGCGACGTAAAAAAACGGCTTGAACGGACACCGAACCGCGACTTGCGCGCCGGAGGGGGTCTTCCCCAGAGCGATCAGTTCGCACTGACAGTCCACATCCCTGGCGATCCAATCGATGATGTAGGCGTCCACGTCCGCCCTCTCGGTATCGACCGTCATATTTCTCGACAAAATTATGTGTGAGCATGACAGTGCGTCTATCGTAAAGCCATGAAGACTGGTGTCGTCGCGTTAGCCGTCCTGGCGTTTTTCGCCTTCGTCATCGTCGGGGCCTGGAACGGTAAATTTTCACCCGCGTCGCGTCCTCCCGCCTTCGCCGATTTCCCGGAAGCCATTCGTCTGACGAAAGAACTCGAGGAGACTCGCGCGCTGCTGAAGAAGGCCGAGGACGGTAAATTCCGTCTCGAGAACGAGACGGGTGTCCTGGGCGGCGCCGCCGCGGACGACAACTCCAAGATCCAAGAGTTGCTGGAGCAAATCGGCAAACTGACCGCGATGATCAACCAACTGACGGCCGAAAACAGAAAGTTGAAAGAACTCTTGAAACAACTCACCAAAGATTTCGAAGCGATGCGCAACAAGTTGAAGTTGTGCGAGGCACAGGACGCGGCCAGGCGCCTCGAGCATCAGTACTGTAACATGAAGCCTGGGACCAACATGTTGTAGAGGGCGCGAGCAGAACAGGTAATATGTTGACGTACGTCATGGGTCGAGTATTCAGGAAAGACGCCTTCTCTGCAAAGGCAGGCGTCGGCAGAAACAACTGTTACGCATGGGCATTGGGCTACCCCGCCCTCTCCACCAGCGGCGCATCGTACAAACTGCAGCCCGGTGACCTGTCCACGATGAAAGACTTCTCGCTGTCGAACTGCAAGGAGATCGTGGCCCGCGTCAAGGACGATCTGAAACAGTTGGGCGGTTCCGTGACCCCGTTCGCGCGTCCGTGCTCGCGTAGTCAGTACAAAATAGCGTTGGTCGTGGCCAAGGACACGGATTTCCATTTCCTCGTGCACCATCAGGACGTCCGATACAAGGTCACGGAAGACGGAGAGACGAGGAAAAGCATCGCGAGACAGTTCAAAGTCCCGATCAACCGCGTAGAAAAGAAACAGAGTTACAAGAAAGGATCGGTCGTGTTCGTGGCGGGCGCCTGCTGCTGGTCGCACAAACGCGGCCTCGCCTACGCCCCCACGTTGCTGGACGCCCAGGGACAGATCATCAAGGACCCGCGCAAAGCGGACCTGAACTACCCGGGACTGAACTATTCGCTGTTCTGTGCGACGTTCTGCGTACCGACGCGGGAAAAGACTGCGTGTGCGCTCGTGAAAAACTCCAAGACCAGGGGACTGTGCGTCGCCAAGGCCGACTCGAACCACGCGCTGATCAGGAAAAAGTTGGCCCCGCTCAAGAAGTCGTGGAATATGGTCATCTTCTGATCATTTGAGCGCGCGACAACATCAAACGAAGTCCATGATGGCGACGTTCTCCACGATGGCGAGTGGTGCCGACGACAGGAACGACGTCCACGGTTCGTTCGACACGCGTTCCACCCGGAACCACGCGTGTTTCTCGTCGAGGAACCCGTCGCGTTCGTCCAGCACGTCACCGAGTTTGCCGGCGACCACAGGTCGGACGAACCCCGCGAAGATGGCGTTCATCTGAATATCGTGTGCGGTCAGTTGTCTGGACGACGTGGACGACTGACGGACGACTCGAATGGTGTGAGGGATGAGACTGCCGATGTAGTCTCCTGGCCTGATGTACTTGGCACGTTTCCACGTCCATGTCCTTCGCTCGTCGCCGTCGGGCACGCGCGACAAGATGAAGGCCTCCGGCGTGACGATGACATCGTCGTCACCCTTGGTCGACGTGATCCTGATCACCGTGCCGGCGTACGGAACCCGTTTGATCTTGAACCGTTGTTGTTTCGTGGCCAGGTCCGTCGACGACGAAAACTGGGGGCTCAATCTGTAGCCTCGTTCCGTCAGGACAGCCGAATCAGTGGAGAACATACACAAACCTTAAATCGCCCTGGAAAATATCCGCCGTATTTTCCTGCGCTACACCAAGACATGAAGAAGTGGACGTTGCTCGCATCCGTCGTTCTGCTCGCGGGCGCGTACATATGGAGCGACGCCAGTCGGTCCAAGAGGTGTTCGCACGGCGCCGCCAACGGTAAAACGTACGTGGTCAAGGCGTCGACACCGTGCAACCATTCGCGTCTCATGGAAGTCATGTACCGGTGCCAGAAGGTCGTTTTGAACAGTCAAGAGCCCGCCTCCGCCATCCAACGCATACGGCAACGGTGGGACGGGATGGTCCACGAAATGGTCGACGGCGGGGTCGCGCCTGCCGTCACCCGCGACAAACGGACCATCCACGTGTGTTTGGACGACGACCCGTCCGTCGATGCACTGACGTTCGTCGTGTTGCACGAGTTGTCCCACATCGGGTGCCGAACCGTCGGACACACGGACGAGTTCTGGGACGTGTTCATGGGCATGTTGAAGACCGCTGCAGAGATGGGCATGTACACGGAACACGACCCCACGGAGAAGGTGTGCGGCACGGTTGTCGGACCGCCACCAACGTCGACGTCGCGTGGATTTGGCGGGAAATAGTGTCTTGCAGGGAAGAATACCCACCGGCCCGGACAACAGCACATGGATGATTCCAACCCCGCCGCCACCAGCACGGAGACCCCGCCATCGCCTTCCCGCGTGACACCACCCAACCCGTTTCCAATCACCGAAGACGAGTTGACGCGTCACGTCCGCGAACGGGGCGTGCACCTCTTCGTCGCCGTGCCGTGCTACGGGTGCAAAATGTCGTGCACATTCGTCACGTCGATCCTGCGCTTCGAGGGCTTTTGTCTGCAGAACGGCATACGCCTGTCGTTCGAGTTCCTCGGCAACGAATCGTTGGTGCCACGCGCCAGGAACATCCTGGCGGAGCGGGCCATGCGTTCCAAGGCCACCCACTTGCTTTTCGTGGACGCCGATATCGGGTTCCATCCCCACACGATCATGCGGATGCTCGCGTACGACGCCCCAGTCACAACCGGGATCTACGCGAAGAAGGGACTCAACTGGGACGACGTGTGCTCGTCCAAGAAGACCGATCCCGCGGCTCTGAAGGAAGCAGGGCTCAATTTCAACATCAATCTGGACCAATCGGTGAAGAACCACAGCGTGACCAGTGGCTTCCTCAAAGTGCACGATGCCGCAACCGGCATGATGCTCTGTCGCATGGATTCGCTTCGACACATGCGAAGCGTGTACGGCGAGTCCCTGCTGGTGAAGAACGATATTCCATCTTCTCGGGAGACCATCCAGGAATACGTCGCCCTCTTCGAGACGCAAATTTGTCCCAAGACGAGACGCTACCTGTCAGAGGATTACGCGTTCTGTCGTCGATGCCAGGACCAGGGGTTGCACGTCTACGCCGACCTCTTCGCGCCCCTCACGCACACCGGCAGCATGTTATTCCACGGTGACCTCACCGGCAGCATGACGACCAACCTGAGTCTTCCTCATGCATGAATTATCGGGCGCCGAATTTGTTGAAAGGGTATATAACGGGCGTGCCACAGGCTTAACGAAGGCGCAATGACAGACGAGACGCGTGCCGACCAGACAACCCAGACAACCCAGACAACCCAGACACCCCAAACAACAGGAACGACCGACAACACGCCACACGTGCTGGTGGCGGGGATCGTCACCGAGTCGTACGAGTGCACGATCAACTTCACGACCACCATCATCCGGATTCAACAACGCATTTCCAGTGGGTCCGCATCCGACGGGCGGTGCCCAGTGGGATTCGAGTTCTTTTCGTCGGTAAAAAGTGCCGTCGACCACTTTGCGGCCAACGCCAAGTACACGCGTATGGTGCTCTTGGACGCCACGATGGGATGTGACGTGGACTTCGTATTCAGGCCGGTCGAGAAGGAAAAGGGGATCGTGGTGGCGGCGTACCCTCTGCGGACGCTTAACATGGACGCCGTGTCGTCCTACATCGAGACGTGCAGGACGGGAGGCACCGAACCGGATGCATCGGTAGCCAAGGACACGGGCACCGTGTACAACTTTTCCGCGAGCAAAGGTGCCCTCGTCGACGCGAGCGGGTGCGTGCTCGCCGACAACCCTCAGGCGAAGATCGTGTCGGTGTCTCGGCCGTCCCTCGGCGAGTTTGTCGACGCGTACGATCAACTCACATCAACCTTGTCCGGTCGTCACCATGTGGACGTGCGGACCAAGTGTTCCAACACGGGAACGTACGATTTCTCGGGGGTGGTCGGCAAACGGTTCATGGCGTCCGAGACGTGAGGTGAAATCTTATGTATGTGTGTAATAACAGAGCAACAATGCTACTTCCTTTGCTTGCAGGATGCGTCTGCATCGTGGTAGCGTTTCTCGCGTGGTGGTTCCTGGGCAGACAGTCGGGAGGCGGCGGTAACTCGAACGCCGCCAAAGCGTCTGACGCGTCTGTCGCATCTGTAACGAATGTCACGTCCCCACAGAAGATCGTCATGCAAGCCCCGAAACCGGCGGGACCACCGGCCCGCGTCGAAGAGATGCCCACCATCGCCCCCGAGCCATGGAGCGAGTACGCCTTGCTCAACTTTGCGTTCGAACACCGGCTCCTGGGTCCGGGCATCGCGCCCGACGCGACGACCACGATGACGAGAGTGACCGCCGCAGAAGACTCGTACAAGATGGTGCGGTGCACGCTTGCCAACGGGTACTCTGTGAAATGGATGAACCGGTATTTGACCGTGAACCCCGACGGGACGCTCCTGTGGAACGACCGGAAAGACGAGCCAGGGTCATGTTTCGCACTGGAACCCGGCTTCTGCGGAGGGGATGGCAAAGAGTTCATCATGATGCGTAGTCTGTTGAACAACAGGTTCTTGCGCGTCGACGGGTACACAAACAAACTCGTGTGCATGGACAGTCCGTCTTCCGACAACGCCGCACAGTTCTGTTGGAAATTGCAGCCCAGTCAGCCCGCCCGGAGACGGTGCGGACAGTATTACGATCCCGATTACGGCAGAGTTGTCAATATTCCGTGCGATATAGTCCAAGATCCCCCCGAAGGCGGCACGTGCGCCGACGTGACGCCTGGGTTCATGTCAAAGTGCTGTTTGAAGCACAACGACAAGTCGTGTCGCAACGTCGTTTTGCGGGAAGTCGTCGGACGCGGCATCAACGAAGCAGCCCTCTACATAAAGACGCGTTTCCCGGACCATACGATCGTCAAGTGCGGTCGCGGCGACCCGTGCGAGAAGATGAACCCGTTCCCGATCCACCAAGCCGACACATGGGTCCTGCCATACGACAAGCGACTGGGGACCGTCTCCTTCCCGGCCTACCGATTCGTTTGAGCGTTTGCGCGCGTTTGAGAACGACGACGACGACCGTCGTTGATCAGTTCATAAAAATGGAGTACGTGTGCGATGCGTTCGACGATCCTCGAGACGCCATCGTGCTGAGTTTCGTGGTGCCGGAACGGGTCCACACGCGACGCGAACTGATCGCCAACTTTGACGATGACCACGCCAAACTCGTGCTGATGCGGACGCCAGACTGGACGAAATTGACGCTGTATAACCCCGTCGCGTGCGGCATCCCGTGGATCGGCCAACGTCTTCGGCACTTGGACATGAGATTGAACGATCCCACCAATCTCATGTTCTGCGAGTTCCTACCGGAAATCGAAGACTTGCGCGTGTCGGCACCGTCCTTCTCGGGCGGTATCCGGGCCCGGATGCCGACGCTCAAACACCTGAAGTTGTGTTCGGGAAGCATGTTTGGGCTGTTCGCAGAGACCAGGACGCTGCTCCCGGCGCTCGTCACAATGGACATTTACGCAAGCATCCTGTACGCCAGTCACGGGATGAGGTTCCCGGAAAAGATACGAACGCTCCACTTGAACGGGATACTCATGACACAGGTGATCGACGCGTTGGAGACGTGTCCCGCCGTCAACGTGACCCTCACGTGCGCGGGACTGATGGACGTGCCGGAATTGCCACCGCACGTCGAACGGCTCGACTTGTCACACAATTTGATCGATAGTTTCGGGCCCGATATCTTCCCGAATCTGACCTACTTGTCCGTGCAGAACAATTTCATGTTCGACTGCACGACCATCGTCAGCGAATCCCTGCGGACCCTGGACAGACGGGGCACCTGCGGTTGGCCGTGGGAACTCAAGAACGCGAGGACGATCGTCTCCGACGCCGATCCGCCCAGTTACATCAAGATCTCGTGCCCGAAACTCGAACGCGTGCTGGTCAAATACGTCGACCGAGTCGGCCACGCGTGGCACCTGGCGCGCCGGCTCGCGGGGTGTCGGGCGACCGACGCTTGTCGCGAGGAGGGAGAACTGTGTGAAGAGGATGTGGAAGAGTTTTGGACCAGTTACATTGATGACGTGCCGGTCGTACACATTCTCCCGAATCCGCGCACGTATGACGACTACAACGTTTAAATTCCGCCATTATTTTACGTGCAAAGAACAAGACACCAGACCAATACGCGACGATGCCACCGTCCACCACGTCCACAAAACCAGGCGTGGGGGGTGTCCTACAGTTGAACATGATCGGCATGCAAGACACGCATCTGTACCAGACGTCAGACACCAGCGAAGGCGGTCACCGTTTCTTCGACCAACGGTGGACACAATCCACGCGGTTCGCCACCGTCCAAAAGACCGTCCCGAGTGCCTTGCCGTTCGGTCTGACGACCAAGGTGGTGATCCCGAAACGCGGCGATCTCCTCGGTAACTTGGCACTGTCGATCACGCTGCCGGCGATCCCGGGGGCATCTATAGACGACTATTGGAGGGAACGAGTGGGGTACATTCTGCTGAGGAAACTCCGCATCATCCTGAACGACGTCGAACTGGACAGTAGCGAGCGTCTGTGGCTCTCGCTACAGGACGATCTCTTCATTCAAAAGTCGAAGAAGGCAGGCGTCGACGATATGATCGGACGCGCCGGTATGCGACTGTCGGAGGAACACACCATCGTCGTTCCGCTCAAGTTCTTCTGCTGTTACAAGCCCGGCCAGAGACAGACCTTCCTGCCACTGCTTTCGAACACCGGCCAAAACTCCCTCGTCCTGGAGATGGAACTGGAGTCCTTTGCCAACTGCGTGACCAGTTACGACGGGAAGTTCGCACCGAAAGATCTCGCAGCGGATCTCATTGCTGATTACGTGTTTTTGGACGAAGAAGACAAGAACGAGATCATCAACAGGGAGACGCCGTTACTGTGCGAGGTGGTACAGGACTGCGAGGCGACGTCGTTCCGCGAGACCTTGGATGGTGTCGGCGGCGACACCATCATCCCGACGGGCATGGTCCGCGTCGACCTGTCGGAAGTCAATTTCCCGGTGAAACTGATCGTGTTCGTCGCGTACTCCGTGGACGCCGTGACGCAGGGCAAATATTTTCAGTATGAGGATGTGATCGACACGGCGAGTCTGAAGTTCGACGGATGGGAACGCACGCAGTACCAGACGGCCGACCTGTACTCGCTGGTGCAGACGTGGCATCATACGCCCAACTGCATCAAGGACCATGTGTACGTGTACTCATTCGCAATGGACGCGGCCAATTCGCAGCCGAACGGACACTTCACGTTTTCCCATGTGCGCAAACCCTTGCTCTACGTCACATTGAAACAGCCGAGGGACGATATCGTCGTCAAGGCGTTCCTGCTGGGATACAGATACGTCAACTTCCGGGGCGGCGACGCCCAGGTGTCGTACATTTAAATGAAGGGTTTCGAACGGCCAATATTATAACCGCCATAGTATACAGGTATGTACTACGAGTACCAAGACCAGACCACGAACTACAGCACCGTCGATTCGGCACGGGCCACCCTCCACGTGTGTCGCGACAACCCGGTGGTGAACCTGTTCTTCTCGGAGGGCAACATCCAGCGAATCCAGTCGATGGTTCGGACACGTATTCGCGACAAACACAACATCACAATCGACCCACAGAGCAAGACCGAACTGACGCTCGTCATGTCCGGGATCTTCAACATGCACCAGGGGAACATCGTCGCCGGCGCGGACATCGACTGCCAAGTCAGGCGACTGAACGAGTTGGTGACAGACTACTGTGTCAAAAACATCCTCGTGAACATCCGCCACCATATCGGGTATCTCCGAGACTCAAGTAAGCCGTATACCCTCCTGGACCGCCCCGTCAACACGTCTCTCAAGGGCGAGCGCACGCTGTCGTACATGCCGTAATCGCCAGTCGGAACCACGTGACGAAATGTTTCCTTGGCGTACCCCAACCAGAATATGCGTGCGAATACGCGGGCCGCCACACGGGTCGAGATCAAGCCGTCTCCGCGAACGGACAAAAAGATGGTCGCCATCTTCAGGGACGACAGTGGACGTGTCGTGAGGACCACCCACTTCGGAGGCAAAGGGTACGGAGACTTCACCATATACCACAAAGTGGACCCGGTACTCGCCAGAAAAAAACGACTTGCATACATCCGCCGGCACCGCGTGCGTGAGAACTGGCGAGATCCGTATGCGGCCGGCACCTTGGCCAGGTGGGTGCTGTGGGAGAAGCCGACGGTCCCCGCCTCCGTGAGAAAGTATAAAGTTTTATTTGGGTTCGAATCGTAAGACGTAAGACGTACGCGTCGACAATGAGGTCCCTCGTCATCAACTCGCACGTCGACAGCACGACGGCGTTGGCGCGTCTGCTGGACAGTCTCCAGGCGGCCACCGGATTCGATCGCACGCACATCAAGATCGTGGTCGGGGGGTGCACGGACGCGACCGACGAGCATTCGATTTATTCCGTCTCGACGGACGCAACGCGTCCCAACATCGAATGGATACGCACGCGACGGGACTCGATCGATTTCACAGCGCTGCTCGCGTGCATTGATCTGTTCGGTCACCGACCGGCGGACGAGTACTTTTACATCCACGACACGTGTGTTGTGGATGTTTCCTTCTTTAAGCGGATCGGGGACATCTCGCTCGCGCAGGGACAGATGTCCCGGTCCATCGGTCGTCTCCATATGTCCATGAACATGGGCATCTACACACAATCGTGGCTGACGACGTTCCAGTCACAGACCGAACTGTTCCGCAACACCGACGGGTGCCGCGCACAGTTCAAGCGACGGTGCATCGACATGGAGGATTGGTTCTTCAGGAACGACCCGACCAACACCGTGATCGGCGCGGGTCTGACAGAGGTGTTGCCACCGACAGACGTGTACGGACGCGGCGTCATGCGACGAGGCGAAGTCTACCGCGACGTCGGCCTGACGAAGTGGAAAGCCAACTGGTGCCTCCGGACGGACGGCGCGTACCAACTCGGCAATTAGCACGGTTTTCTCCCGGAATCTTTTGGGTGCGCACTGTAATACAGTGAAACTGTAAATGAGTTCCGCTTTGCTACAGATTCTGGCACAGGGCGAGGAGGATGCCTACATCACGTCGGAAAGTTTCGACTCGCTCCGGCCGTTTCGACAGGTGGTCAAGAAAGCCACGGCGTTCTCGACCGAGATCATCGACATCGATGTCCGCTTCCCGACGACGAAAACGTACGGACAAACCCTAAGCAACATCGTGATCCCGCGCAAAGGTGACCTGATCAGAGATATATACGTCCGGCTCAAGGTGAAACGCGCCAGCGGCACGACCAAGACGCCCGGTCTCGAGATTTTGGACAAAATCAGTATGTGGGCAGGCAACGTCAAGTTGGAGACGATCACCGGCGAGTATATCTACGCGCGCGACGCCGCGCACCTCACCGCCGACGAGTTGCACGCCAGGGACCGTCTGGTGGATTTCAACCAAGACGAGGGTCAGGGAACCGTCAAAACGATGTACATCCGCGTCCCATTCTTCACCAGCAAGACCCCCCTTCCTCTGATCGCCGTGCAAAACCAGAACGTGCACCTCGAACTGACACTGCGCGACGCCATGGCGTCCCTCGATCCCGTATACCAACCAGACGTCGATGTCATGGTGGAATATGTCTACGTCGATGACGATGAACGGCGTTTCTTTACCAACAACGAGCACGCCCTGCTCATCGAGCGACTCCAAAGCCAGGAGGACCCCTTCAATCCGCGGCAATCGGTGATCAACCGCGTCTACTCGCCCGTCATCGAGACGCTGGGTGGATACGACCGGGTCGAGGGATCTGGTGCCGACAAGGAGATCGCCGCGTCAGGTACGTACCTGCAGTTGGTGAACAACCAAGGCGATCCCAAGTGGTTCGGCCGGACCGAAGTCTTTTACGATTGCGCGGAGAACGCGAGGGTGTTCGATATCCAGGGGCGGTTCCTCATCCCGACGGACACCGGACCGGGCGGAACCGTCGGTATGCAGTGGGCGACGTTCACGGAAGGCGGCACCACCTACGGCTACAGTCTCGAGTGGTCGTTCCCCGACTACGAAACGATCACGACGACCTTCAAACGGAACGGAGAAGTCGTGTGCACCATCGCCAACGCGTCCGTCACGTCACAGTCCGGGTACGCGACGGTGACGGCATCCGACACCTCGACGGACTTCACGACGCAGGCCGCCGCAGGAGAGGCATGGCTGGTCTTCCAGTTTCAGCATCATCTGGAGAACGATCTGTTGAGCGTTTCAACGACCGTTGAGGGGTACGTTGCCGGGGGGTACGTCGCGTCACTGAGTCCGGTGGCCACGGGACCCACCATCACACACACGATCCGGGAGGGGTACTCCGCCATCTACACCTTTTACCGCACGTGCACGTTCTCGATATTTGCCGATGCAACGGAGGACGTCATCTTCGCGGCAGACTCGATCCGCGTCGACCTGGTGGCGCTGCTCCCGTCGTCATCGAATTACAACATGCAAAACATCCCTCTGTACTTCCGTGGGCCCGTCAGGTACCTCATGTGGTACCTCCGTCCCCTGAAGAGTCAATGGACCTTCGGCAAGTACACGACCGACGTAGTGGGATCGGAGACGCAGAGACAGGACGTCATGCACTCGGCCAAGGTCACATTGAACGCAAAGGATAGAACCGCGCTCGCGACACAGACGTTTTACAACGTGGTCGAGCCCCTGCGCATCTTCAAGAAATCCTTGCCGGCTGGACTGCACGTGTTCGGCTTCTGTGAGGGTCCCGCACAAGGACTCATGCCGAATGGAACGGTCAACTTGTCCAGGATTCAGGAGACGCGACTGGTCCTGCAGTTGCGCAGTTACAACCCGACAGAATCGATCCTCACCCGACTCGACGAGTCGGAATGCCTGGAGGAGGGACGTCTGTATACCCGGTTGGTGTGTCACGCCGTCGGGTACAACGTGTTGTTCGTGGCCGACGGGTACTTGAAACAGGCATATATGTGACGACCGACACACATTCGTAGTACTTTACACCCAAACATGTAATTTCTTCATTCCTTCATTCCTTCATTCCTTGGATTCAGAATTGTGTTGTTGGTCCAAATTGCGTCCGAGAAGGACCAACACCCTATTGCAATCGAACGACTTGACGAATTCTACCACATTTCCATCGTCGCCTTGGTCCATATGGTACGTGAACAGCGAAGCAAATACGTCGCACGGCGCACACAGATGAGTGGCGTCCATCGTATCGTACATAGTGTCAATGATGGAGTGAAACCCTTCATTGGAAAGGGACCCGTCCAGCCTGGGGGCACCCTGACTATCGGCACGCGTGTTGCACACATCCATCGTAAAGAGCGCACCCAGGACGACGCACGCCAGTTGTATCGACGACGATTTGGAGGACGTATCGCTGACGCACCAATCCAAGATTTTCGACATCTTGAGACGCGTATCTTGCATCTGAAACATGTCCGCTTGTTCCAGCACTGCAGACCTGGAGATAAGTCCCTTGCCCATTCCCACCGCTGGGTTTGGTAGCCCCCCATGTCCACTGGTCGAGGCGATCGCGCTACTCCTGACTCGCTTCATTCCCACCATTGTCGAGGCAACTGGCGCGAAAATATCGCATTTATCCTGCAGAGACGTCTCCCAGAACATGCTGTGGAAAAGTGTTTGCGTGAGCACCACTCCGCTCTTGTGCTTCGACGACGACCCATCCTTTCCGTTGTGGAATCGGACCTTGAGCACATACGGTATCATCTCGTTCCCGTGATCAACCAGTCTTTGCAGGGGCAGCGACGCGACGATTTGGTCGAGGTGCGGGTGGTCCGTGGGGATGCAGACGGCCCAGGCCCTTTCCCTGTCGACCCTGATGCTCGACACATACGCGCACATGGTTTTGTTGTAATCGAGATCGTCCGGATCTCCCCCGCCGAAACACGTGACGAGCAGATTCTCGCGATCCTTGCCGTCGAGTTTGGTGCGGGGCAGCGTCGACGATTCGGGACCCAACGACCGAGTGGGACGCGGCACCCGGATGGTCAGGTGTTTCGGCGTCTGACTGGACATCTCGAACACGCACCACGAAATCACGATCGATCCGTCCACTTCCTCGTGGTGCTTCGGACTTCCGTCAGGAAACATCGACGCGGTGAGTTCGTCGATACTGACCGGAGTCGCCGCCGGACTATCAATGGCGATGACTCGTTCGACATCGAAGTGATCGAGAAAACGAGTTTGACTCTTGCTCTTGCGGCCTGACTTCGACTTGATCACGGCAAACGATGTGCACGTCGGTATTGACGCTGTGGACATGGTGAGGCGGAACACGGAAACGTTACGGAAAAATCAGTTCTGTATTGGGTCATCGTGAATCTGCACGAATCTTGCAGGGGGGCTTCTTCATCCGGGAGAACCGCCGGGCACAAAATATTGGCACATACCATAACAGCGACGAGAATAACAGTATGGGAGACGAACCTCGTTGGACGGACGATATATCGGTCCTCTGGAGGAACCCCACCCAATTCTTTCCCGTGCAACCGACCCGAAACATGACGCTGAACTCGACCACGCGCTTCCTCCTGTATGCAGGCGTGGCACTGTCGGTCTTTCACCGTTCGGCGACGCCGATGATCGTGTCCATCATCCTCAGCATCCTGCTGTCCATGGTATACTGGCGCCAAGAGGAGAGGGAACTGGCGGTCGAGTTGGTGCGAAAGCAGGGATGCCGCAAACCGAGCAGGGAGAACCCCTTCATGAACGCGGCCGTGCACGAATTCGGTACCCCGACCGTTCCGTGCGACGAGAACGTCGATTCGGAGGTCTCGGATGCCCTATTCTCCACGTACGTGTACAGCACGGCAGACGACGTGTTCGGTGACGAGTTTGCACGCCGGCCTTTCATTCGCCTACCGAACGGAGGCACCCACCCTGACTTTTCAAAACTAGCGACTGAATTGCGACCCACGCACAGTTAGAATTGATATTGAATGTTTGTTCTTACAGACACACGACGTAGTAACACAGTCACTGCATATCCATGTCTTCGGGACTGTCCTCGATTTCGAAATTGTCGCCCGCCGAGAAATCGTCAAAACCTAGTCCCGTGCAACTGGACAGAACCGTGTCCAACAGTCCTTGGACCTTCGGATCGTTCATATCGGGCATGTCGGCTCCAAGCAACGTGCCAACGTTTTGCATCAACGCGGGAAGCATTGCTTTGAAATCAATGCTTCCTCCCTGTTCCATCGTCGTCGCCGCCTCCTTCGCCATGCTCTCGATGCTCCCGAGCATGTCGTCGTTCAAGTTCTCCAGTGCCATGCCCAGAGCCAGCAACGTGTTCAAGTAGTTCATGATCGCCGTCTTGGACCCTTCGTCGATGCCGTCGACGTTCCACAACTCGGACACGTTCAGACCGCCGATGGTCACGCTGTTCTCCGGGTCCTCGAAGACGGTCCGGTCGCTCTTCAGTATCCTCTCTGCGTACGGCCGGACCGCGTCCATGAACAACGTCAGGCCTTGTCGCTCGTCGGAGGCGAGCAGAACCGGTAACGTCGTCTTGAAGATGGTAATCTGCGGGACGTCATCGAAGGTGTTGGACAGGTCGGTGATGAAGTCATTCAAGAGGGTATTGAACGCGGCGATGGTCGTCATACTTGAATGCGTGCGCGGACTGATGCGACGTGGTATGCTCTGATGCAGAGACAATGAATCGCACGAAAAAACGCGTATTTGTTTGTGGCACTGCAGAAGTAACGAGGAGTACATGGATGCTGATTCTCGTCGACGCAGTTCCCAGCGGCTGCTTGCAAGATTGCTTGGCCGTTCGGCCCGAAGGAGTCGTCATATTACCAGTGTTACAGGCGGTCGTCATGTCCGAACGGCGACCGTCGCACATGACCAATCCCCTGACCACGATGGTGCAGACGATGCTCGCTCAGTTCCGTCAGGCAAGGTTGTGTTGCGTGGACGATAAAACGCGCGTGGTATGTTTTTATTGGAGCCAAATGCCGTTGAACGCGACGGCGTTCGAGGCGAAATTCATCGAACGACACATCAAGTCACTGGAGCGCATGTTGGATGTGCCGCACCGCCGCGTCTTCGTCCACATCCCAAAGGACTACGTGTTCGATAGACTGGCGCAGCAGAACGTCCCCGTGTCGACGTATGAGATCGAATCGTACACGACGAGAATGCAACGGATGTTCACGTACGATCGGGTGGTCTCGGTCGAACCGCACTCGTTCGAGACGCTTTCCACCCTGAAGGCGAACGTCGTCGCGCTGATAAATCATTCGTAATGGATTTCAGAAAGATCGTCACGAGCAGGGTCGATTTCGACTCGTGTCGACGCGGACAGTGCCGACGATCCATTCGCTATGGCGCGGAGCGATCGTTGAAAGTGCAGACGCCGCGCATGCTGGTCGGCGTCTCCAAGCACGCGTGGGGAACGCGCCTTTGTTTGAAAGATTGTACCTTCACGGATCTCGTGGTCTTTTTCAAAGAGTTGGAAGCGATCGGCGGGAAAGGACACGTCAACCCCGACACCAACCCGCTCGAAACGTTGTACGTGAACGACGAAACGCTGTTCTTCGACAACGAGGGACGACATCTGGGGGATACGGAGTCCATACTCACGGCCGGTGCCGTGCTAGAAGTGAGTTGTATCGTGAGCATGGATGGCATGACGTTTACACGGGACGACGCGGGTGACATCATCGCCGCGAGGGCGACCATCTCACCGGTCCAGGTGAAAATACATAAGGTTGTCCACGTGCCCCCTCCAGTCGTCTACGTCGATGGCGTCCTAGTCGATCAGTGACGTCACCGAGTTTCCGATGCACGCCGTGGCGACGGAGATGATGCCGACGACGTACGTGGGCACGCCCATCTGGAAGCGAGGCATGGCCCTGATTCTCGGAAGCACCACCACAATGAGCACGAAGATGATCAATGCAATAATAATGTCAGATTTATGCCTGAACAATACACCCTTCCACCCTTGCCTTTTGGTCGTCTCCTGCTCGGCGTCCGTCCCGCCACCGCCGCCACCGGTCTTGTTTGAGGGCACAACGTCGGAGCCCTGGTGATGCGGGACGTGGGGATGCTCGTGAGGAAGGTACTGGTCTCCCCGAGGGATGCCGTACCCGGCGGGGGGCTCGTTCGGGTACTGATGTGCGGACGTCGGGTGACCCTGCATGGCACCCATGGACATGTCATGGTCACCGTACTGCGCCGCATGGGGCTGTTGCTGCTGGTGATGCTGCGTTTCCTGCGGCTGGATCGACTGTCTCAACACGTCGTCGTAGGATGGCATATCCGTCGGTCCGACTTTTGGTCCGTCTGAATCGCGCGAGGAGACTTGGTTCAACTTGCTCACTGGTGTCGCGAACTCGTCCATGGAGGAGATACGTTTCCGGTAGCACCAGATTCAAAAACCGTTGATATTCCGCACACCGACCGGTCTCCGGTCGATCAACGTCTTAAAATCTTGGACGGAAGACATGAGGTCGGATGCCGTCGACGAGTACTACCAGTGTTCGAACGCACGAACCGAAATATTGGCGACCCTGTGCACGTACCAGTCGGAAATGAACGATGCCCTCCTTCGGAAGGACATGGACACTTACTCGGACAGGAGAATCCGAGCCGATATGCTCGTGCGTAGTTTGCACATCGTAGAAACAAACCTGTCGAAGTGTGAACAGTCACTTATGTATGCGTTCCAAGACCATCGTCCTGAATCGTGAGCGACGATGACCACGGGCAATCACGGACATCCACGGACAATCACGTCACTTTGAAAACATGTTTTATCGCGGTTTGCGGACGATTTTGATTCTCTTCGGCGTGTTTCTGTCGTCGGACCGTTCGTACGGTGCATCGTATGGCGCGAAACGCGGCCTGACCCAATACGGGACGCCGACAACCCGTCGTACACGAACCCGTCCCGTGCCCGTCGGCGGTGTTTGAACAGCAGCAGACACATCATGAAGACGAAGAAAGCCTCAGGCAGACGAATACTTGGTTGATTCTTGTGATTTCAAAGTGTAAGAAACTCGAATCGTTGAACGAGGAGGACGAGGCCGAACGAATCGCGGATGTTCCGGGATGAAATCATTCGGCACCGATGGAAGACCTTGCCCGACCAGTGGCCGACGCACTTCCTACTGGACGGACAAGAGGGCGGCAAACTCTCCATCGCCGACAAGGACCACGGCATGTTTCTGAATAAATACTTCACGTACGTGATCAAGAAACGAGAAGCGTTGTCGGTGGTGGAACTCAAAACGCCACACTACTTCCTGTTCTTCGATGTCGACCTGCTCTTCGCTCGCGCGACCACGGACAGGATGCGACTGGCCATCCGGAAAACCATCGACGTCATCACCGAGACAATCTGGAAATTCGTGACGAGGGAGTTCTTCTTCCTACCGGACACCGAGGGAACGAGGAGCCAGACCACCACCACCTCCTCCGGCAGCGACCGCGTCCTCGTGTCGACGTCGCCGCCGAAGATGGTCGACGACGACCGGGAGAAGCACGGTCTGCACCTCAACTTTCCCGCCATCGTCGTCAACGCGCCGATCGCACTGGCATGCCGGGAAAAACTCATCAGGAAACTCGAGACGATGCAATTGGACGACGAGAACGATTCCATCTCGATCGATAGCACCGCGTCGAGTTCCGGACTGGTCCGTGCGGTGCCGCTGAACTCGTGGGGGGACATCGTGGACGACTCGGTGTTCAAGGCCAACGGTCTCCGCATGCTGTTCTCCAACAAGGGGAAAACCGAGGCTCGGGCGTACCATCCCATCAAATGGATCGACTCGCGGGGGGCGACCGACGTCACCAAGATCAGCGACATCGCCGTCCGCGAGTTGATCAAGGAGTCGAGCATTCGGTGCGTTTCGGGCGAACAGCTGACGGTGTGCAATGACGGCGAACATCTGTTGGCGGATAAACTGGACGAACACGCGACGAGGGGCCAGACGATCGGCACGTCGTCGTGCATCAACATGTACTCGGAGGCCTTCGCACCACTGCGCAGGGCGCTCCCGTCCGTCTATCGGGACGTGCATTTCAACGCCGCGTTCGTGACGACGCACAACGTGATGCTCAAGACGAATAGCAGGTACTGTCAAAATATCGGCGGGGAACATCGGACGTCGACGGTCTACTTCAGCGTCTCGAAACTCGGCGTGTGTCAGCGGTGCTACTGTCGAAAGGCAGAACGGGGGTGCGAAACGTACTCCAGCAACCTCATAAAACTTTCCGACGATATCATCGACGTGTTCTTCCCCGGGTTCATCGACGAAAACAAGAAGGACGTGCCGGTCGTGACGCGTATCAAGAGGAAAGACATTTCGTCGGTCATCGGCAGGAGCCGGATGGGCACCGCCCGGAAAAAAACGTGATGATCCGTGTTGTTTGGTGATGTTTGACGTTGTAACTGGGTGGCGGGACGGTGACCATGATTACAGATTCTTTTAGCGTTCACTTGCAGATGGGGCTGTGGCGAGTGTGACTGTCCGGTCGGCGACCACACGTGCTTTATTGGTTGTCCCGCCGGACGACCGCGACGTTCATGAGCATTGGGATCGTCGAGCAAACGAAAAGCGCGACAGCAGCGGCCATTCCCACCGGCGTGGAACCGCCGACGCCGAGGGCGATGACCGGGGAAAAGATGAGTAGCAGGGTTGTCAGCACCGAGAGAATGAGCACCACAAAGGAGAGGGCTTTCGACAACGGATCGACTGGTCCGAACATGATTTGAGGTTCATCAACATTTTATCAACAGCGACAGTTCATTCGACGAAGACGTAATTCATCGCGGCATCCCGGCCGATCCCCCAAAAATTGTACGGAAGCGAGGCTTCGCCGTAGTACGCGTCGATTGTCGGGGAGTACCTGAGGATCTTGTCGCGGTGCATGGCGTCCGTCACGAATGGACGAGTGACGTCGATGAAAATCAGGTCACTGTGTCTGCAGATCCCGGGCATAAAGTCATCCTTATCTACGTCATCGTCACAGTGGAAGCCGACCCGGACCAACTCATCGTTGGTTGATCGACGAAGTTTTACCACGGCAATCTTCTCGATGAACGCGGTTTCCGTGCCGACGTAGTTTGTTCGGGCGATATCGGTTCCCAACGAGCGGGACTCGAAGTCGAACTGTTCATCGTCAAATGTGAACCACTGTGTCAGCGAGAAATCCCACGTCATGAACGTGCGTTCTTCGCCTCGTGCGATTTGTACGTCTTTACACACCGTTCTCCTCATATTTCTGTGCGAGGTTAGGGTCCGACGTAGGTGCTGAAGACGTTCCTGGCACGTCGATGGGCTGTATTCACTGGACAACCTGTACAACGATGGCAAGACGTACCCCAGCCAGTTGACGGATTCGGGTAACGTCGAGTAACATTCCATGACGTACAGTCTTGTACAGTCAATCAGGTTGTCAACGCGACACGTTGACAACTTTTTTTGTTTTGATTTGATTTGAGTCTGTTTACAGATTTCGATACCTATGTGAGGAGGGTCCCCAGACGCCTCTGGACAGTCGCGAGCGCGCGACCCGCCTTCTCGAGTTTCGAACGCAATTCCCTGACCTGTCCCTTCCTCATGACAGTGTGCCTGGACGTCAAGGCGGTGCGGCGATGACCACCCGTCTTGCGACGACGATGACCCGCTCCCCTGACGGGCGAACGCCTCGACGTCGACCTGGGACCCGAGACACCCAGGAGGGACGCGAGAGCGCCGTTTCGCTTGATGCACCTTCCGGTATTGGGGTTACGGACCTGATTGCTTCTACAAGCCATGACTTGGTGACAATGCTTGTATCATGGTCAACGATAATGTTCCTCGATCATGGAGATCAGAACTTTCACCTCCTCCTCGGCGCCTTCACGGGCGCGCCAGGGACCGTCCGAGGACGCACAGAGGACCGCGGGGGCGTCTTATACGGACTTCCGTAGGAAAGACGCCTTCCCGTCCCCGCAACGGGGGCACGTCTTGCCATGGTCCGGGTCGGACGCGGGGCACCGGGTGTCGCCGCGCGCCTCGGTGCGGGAGATGTCGGAGGGGTCGAATACGGGTTCCTCGTCATCACCCTGGTGGACGACCTCGACCTTGACCTCGATCGGGTCATTGCGTCGGGACGACCGGCTGGGGACCTGCCCAGCGTCCTGCCTCTGGGCGGGGACCTGATCGCGGAGATCGCGGTCGATCGCAGGGGTCCTCCCATGGACACTGACCTGCTCGAGGAACGGGACCTGCTCACGGAGGGTGACCTGCTCGCGGAGGGCGACCTGCCCATGGAACGCGACCTGGACTGGTTCACGGGGTAGTACAGGTTGTTGGTGGCCAAGTGGACCAACACCTCGTTGGGGGAAAAAATCACCTTCTGGTTTGATCCGTTCACCATAAACACCTTCAGGGCGTTCTTCGTACGGCTCGTCCAGTTGAGGAACCGTTGCTCGAATCCGGGCGGCGGGTTACGCGACACGTGGTAAATCGGGATACTGCCGTACAGCGCCTTGCCGGTACCGCGACGGACACCAGGTGGGAGAGGACCGGACATGAATGTGAGTTGGGTAGATTGAGTGGTATTATGAGTCAACATATTGTACGTGATCATCCCAACGTTTGACGAAGGGCAGTGTACATCTCGTCGACGTCTTCGAAAATCGCGCGTCTGTGGTCGTCGTCCTCGATGTGGTCGAAGTGGTCACAACACGCACGAACGATGTCGTCAATCTCGTCCTCGTCGTCAAGAAACTGCCCCCTCCGGGCTATCGAATACACGCACGGATCTCCCTGTATGGCGCCGTACTCGACGAGCCGCGTGAACTTTTCCATCGGGAAGCCTCGGCGTTCCACGGCCCGGGCGGACAGCATCCGGATGACCGAGCCCGTGCGTTCGCGGGCCTGCCACGGCTGGCACAGGATCTCTCTCGCGAGCGCCGCGTCGATGATGTCGCGGTACTCTGGACACGACGACTGAAGACTCGGGGTAGTCAGTACCCTGGAAAGTTCGATGCGAAGGAGTTCGTCATACGGTGGAACGTGATTCGTCCCGTGATTCGTTCCGTTATTCGTCCCGTCCCGCTGATCCATCTTGCTGAGAGACATCATGTTCAGAACCCCAACGATGAGGACCGAGATGATGCGGTTTTCAAAGTCGGTCTGCTCCATCGATCGAAAGTTAGTTGTTAGTACCCGCGGCAATTATTCGCCACCTTTCACGCGTCAACCCGACAAGTCTCCAGTCGGGAACCCTCGTGTAATGTTCCTCGATGTCTTGCGCAAGGCACTGTACTTCTTCGCCCAGAAGGCCACACTGGACCGACGTTTCTTCTTGAGTCTCGCGTTCACGTGTGCATGAATCCGGACGATCCAAGTGAACACGCGCTTGCGCGCCGTTCCCGGCTCGTCGCGCGGACCCTGGAGGAAGTCACTGAGCCTCAAGCGTAGTGCGGGGTTCCCGCACCGGATCATCTTCGAGTACTCGTCCCTGCAACTCTTGCATGGGATAACTCGTCGAAGGTTATCGAAGAACTTGAAATAGGCAAGGCTATCTTCACGCGTGGGCACAAGCGGTACGTTGGAGGCGATCAGTGTCATGCTCAGCCACAGGCTCTTGCCCCAGACGTTCGGCGAGTACCCGTCGGGAGAAAGAAAGCCAGGAGTATCCATAATGATGGCAAATATTATCTGTCCCCATGTCATTACTGATTAATTAATCCACCCACCCACATGTCTTTCATCCTGAGCAACGAGATCGTGATGTCGTTCCGCGACTTCATCCAGGACCAACAGATTGCAGGTACGGCACTGGGGTTCCTCATCGCGTCCAGCACACTTGACGTCGCTCGCGTGTTCGTCAGGGAAGGTGTGATGCCGTTCGTGTACGCCATCCGCAGCACGTCCATCCCGAAGTTCGACATCGACAGTATCATCCAGACACTGATCACCTTCTTCGTGACGATGCTCGTCGTCTTCGCGACGGTCCGGATCTTCGATCTGCAGACCAAGAAGATCCCCGTTGTCGCGACCGTCAGCAACGCTGCTCTCTAGATGCAGACGACTGTCGACTCAATCAACAATGTATAAGGCCTGATTGATGGCCTTGGCGACGGCAAGTGTGCCAACGCCGAGAAGGTACTCTTCTCGACGTCGAACCACCTCCTGTTTCATGCGAATAATCTCCTGACGCGGTACGTTGAGCAGGAAACGCGACAGGTGCGCTCCCAAACCGTCACACGCGTCAACGCCATCAACGTCAGCGACGCCATTCGAAATCGCGTCACGAATGTCGATCCACCACACGCCACGCCCTCGTGCAAGCAGGGGGGCGGTCTCGTCGTCCACGTTCTCGCCCCAATACACAGGAATGGCCCCCGCAATGAGCGCATCGCCGAACTTCTCGCTCACGTACCCCTTGGCCCCTGGTCCGCCGCAATTCTCGATGATGATCGCGAAATCGTGGTCTTGGTACGTGTCCATGGGGTTCATGGGATCGATCATGCGAGGCACGTCGTAGCCCAGCATTGGCGGTACCCGTCCAGCCGCCCGTTCCGAGTCGCAGAACGATCGCCACCCGGCACCGACCACCGTCAACGTAGGCCCGAATTCCGTCGCGACCTTTGCCCGCATGAAATCCAGCGACCTCGCCGGGGCTCCGGCGGCCTCGTACGTGCCCCGCGTGTCCCGATTCTCGAGCACCATGCTCGCGGTCCCCGTGTTCGGACCATTGTTGTCCCTCAACACGCTCGCGATCCGCTCCTTCGACAGGAAACGCGCGTTGTGCGGCAAAAATACCGTCTTGATCCCGGGGTCGTCCAGCAACGGTTTGGCGTACGTCAACACGACGTCCGCGTGGTCGCGAAGCCAGGCGGTCTGCCACTGGTCTTTGTGTCTCAGGTTGGGTCCTTCCGACGTGATCAGGATCACGCGCAGGTCGGTGTGCGTCTCCTGCTTCAGTTTCCGTAACAGGTCCAGTGGGACCGTTGACGGATGACACAGCGTCACGAGACACACGGCGTCGTACGGAAGGGCGTGCAGACACTCGAACCCGTTGATCCAGTTGACTTGTCTGACGTCTTCGAACATCGTGGGACACCACTCGTCCAGCGGGTTTTTCACGGACGACGATACGATCTCCGTTGTCTGGAAGTGGTCGAAATGGAACAAATACACGTCTCTGTTGGACGCGTGCCACGGCGACACCTTGGTATTCCCTCGTCTGAAGAAGTCGGCGGAAACGCTGCCGCCGCCGCCCTGACGGACGTCCGTCCGGTACCTGACGCTGAATTCTCTGGTCGATCCGCCCGCCGGCTGGTGCGTCAACAACGTCTGACAGATGCGACGATCCGCTTCAAGCGCGTTGGGGTCGCGCGCCTTCACCATCCACAGCGGGGCCAGTTGGCGTGCCAGGTCCACGCTGAACATGTAACAGTTGGTGTCGATCAGTCTGTCATGCGAAGCGAGACACGTGGGCCGTATGTTTCCCATGCTCTCGCAAGTGTCCAGGCACAACACGGTCGAAGCGTGGTCGATGATTTTTCGCAACGTGAACGACCATCCGTGCGGCCCGATGGCGTTCAGGTGGCAAATCACGTGGCACGGTTCCACTTCGTTGTCCTCGTCCAACACGCACATGTAATCGGCGTTCACGATGAACGCACTGGCGGCGATGATCCGGTGACAAAGGTACCCGGTTCCGCCCGTGTTGTCCGGTAAGACGACCAAGGAACGTTTGATGTTGGGACATTCCGACGGGAATCGACAGATGATCTCCTTGGTTTTGGACGCGTACTCCCGTCCGTCCGCCACGACGATGTGTTTGACGACCACGCCACCGGGAACGTCAAGGCGATTCACGCTCTGGACGTTGTTCGCGAGAAATGGATTGGCCGTCGATCCCGTCACGATGGCCACCGTTTTGGGCGAAGAACTCGGCGATGGTGTTTCCTGAACATTCGTCATCCTTTCTTACGATGGACAGGTACACCAGTGAGAGAAACGAATCCAATGATTTTCTCGCGTCCGTCTGCGTCGAATAATATGTCTGGATACATATATACTGCACAGTACTGCAGTCATGGAATTCGCTGTCCTAGGTGCCCTGGCAGGAGTTGGGTACTTCCTTCGTCGGAACGACAAGGACGTGTCACCCTCCGACAAACCCACCGTCGTCAGGATCATCGATGATGATGATGGTAACGTGGGTCCGTACGAAGATCTTCCGTTGCCCTCCGACCAGTTGGCGGCCTTCGACGAACGCGCCCTCAAGCGGTTCAACGACAGTTTCTTCCCCAACAAAAGCGGGATCATCGCGCCATGGTACAAAACGCGCACCAACACCACCAACGCCGAGATGAAACAGCGGACGCTCGACAGGTTCACTGGAACGGATTCCACGTATCGCAACAAGCGAGAAGTCGAAGCCATCTTCAAACCGACTCCGCAAAACATCGACTCATCCGGACGGGAAGGTAACACCGCCAGATACGATCCGGAAATATACCGGTCGTCGTTGACGGAGAAGCAACAGAATACCTTACCGTTCCAGCAGATCCAAGTGGGACCCGGTATCGGCGTGGACGCGAGCACGCCCGCCGCTGATGGGTTCCACAGCATGGCACGGGTCATGCCGGTCGACGGACTTGCACACAAGTCAAGTGAAATGGGAGGACGCGTGAACGCGGGGGCTGTCATCAACGCGACGCGGACCGCGGATGTCGTCCTCAGTCACAAGACACCGCCACGCGTGTGGGACATGGACAGGCGTCCCCTCCAACGCGGAATGTCACAGGTCGGCGTCGGCATGGCGCATCGTGGGCAGCACTCATGCATCCAGCCCGCACAGTGCAAGGTCGACGGCGAATTTTATACCGGCGTGGCTCACCGCGGGGGCGTGTACGATTCGCACGTCAAGAGCACGCGACTGGACGACAGGACGTCGGACGGTACCGTGCTCAACCTCGACGGAAAGAAGGTCGGGGGTCACACCACGTATACGCCCGGCGACACATACCGTATCACGTCGCAGAACAGGGAAGCCAAGACCGGTCCGGGACCCGTCGCGCCCGTCACCACCAAGGAGAACATGCGATGCAGTAACATGCAACTGCTCAAGGAGGCGAAGCGAGGGTCGTACACCAACCCGAACTACATCGCCGGACCCCAACGCAACGACGCGTTGCTGTTGAACAGGATGGGATACCGTACCTCGCCATACGCGTCCCAGATCCACAAGATGCGTGCCGAAATGCAGGGAACGACGAACAGGCTACTGTCCAACCCGCAAAGCGGTGCCCTGGAACGCGGCAGCACCAAAGACAACGTGGGCACGCCGGCCGGCAACGGCCGGAAACAGACGGGGGAGACCAACACCCGTGCCGACTTCACGCTCAGTGCCGCGGCCCTCCGCGGCAACCCGTACGTCGTCAGGTGACGCGGGAAAACTCTAGAAAAAGTATCGAACAACATGTAAGATAGAACACATATCGAAGACACAGAAACCATGCTCACGGAAGAGGAACTGAAAAAGATGTTGCAGAACCCGCTCGGAGCAGACTGGTCCAAACTCCGACCAGAGGACGTTGGCGTGAGCATGGGCGCGGCCATGACCGAAGAACAAATGAAGGCGTACTGTGCCCAGCAAGGGATTCGTCCCAATATCATCAAGAAGCCGCCGCCGTCGGTGTTGAAGAAAATTCAGAAGAAGGATACCCAGTCAGGGTCAGGACAACCCACCGGATCGTCTTCCCACGCCAAATGAGCCGACGAGTATTATTATATTTTGTAAAGGCATCGACTTTCGACATATATCCAAATGTTTAACAAGATGAACACTGGGAAGATTGCAATGTACAGCATCGCGCTGATTCTCCTGGCGTGCATCATCATGTGGTGGACCTCCAACAACGGCACCAAGAGCGCGCCCGGAGACGGTATGCTGATCGTGACCCCGATGCCCGCGACCGACTACAGCGTGGAGGATATGAACAACGGTCTTCCGGAGGCTCTGCCAGAGACGCTGATGCCGGTGACCATGGAGTCCGAGCCGGACGTCATCACCCAGTCTCCGATGATCGACGATTCCATGCCGCAGGAGTCCGATATCGAAGAGTTTAGCAACTTTGCGAGTCGTCAGTGGCGCGGAAACATCCTCTGAGCGACGACCGACCACAAAATCTTGGCATGTCCTAATACACAATGGCCAAATCGGATCGGAGACTCGTCCCATGGGTCGTCGTATTGATGTTTCTGGTGGCGCTCTCGCTCGGTTGTTCGGCGTGTCTGACGCTTCTGAGCGACTACAGGTCGTCTGAATCCATCGTCAGGAACGTCGGCGAACCGTCCACCGACGCACCGGACGTGGAAGTCATCGAGGACGTCACACTTGCGCCGCGGCAACGGAATGATGACTGGTCGCAGGAAACCGTCCGTCCCGTCGATTTCTTCGACTCGACCGTCACCCGACTCACGTACAACTGATGATTTGTTCGTTGTCTTTGTCACGTTGACAATGCAACAGTGCAACAGCGCAACAGCGCAACAGTGCAACAGTGCAACAGTGCAACAGCGCAACAGTGCAACAGTGCAGACAGGCTATTATCTGTGTGCACTGTATCTACACTTCTTTTCGGAATGTCGAGTAAACGCGTCGGCAGATTGATCCCACACTCGGAGGACGTCATGACAAAGGCACTGGTAGACTACCAGACGACCCAGTTAGCGTCCATAATGCTCAGTCAGCGTATGGCGGAGTTGCAATCGCACATGAGGACCACCACTCGACAACTGCAGATGTTGAAACGGCGGATGGCGTCCCAACGACAGAAGGTGTCGCAGGTCGCATCGTTCCGCGCCAAGGAACACGCGCGAGACAAGATAAGGACGGCCAGGAACGGTGCCAGGCAAGAATCCTTCCGTATGGGCGTACAGGACGCGTTCCAGGTCACACAGAAGAACAAGAACTGGCGACAGAAAATGACCAAGTTGGCTGCCGCTCGTCGTCGAACGAAATAAATTCGTGGCCATGACCATGTTGACCTCTAGAAGGAAAGACGGACGAAAAACACCGAAAGGACGGAAGCGTCGCGCACAAAAACCACGCAAGAAGATGACCTACGAACAGGCAATCAAAGTTCTGATCAAGCACAAGATCTTGTCCAGTCGACGGGAACTGGTCAACTCGAGTCGCGGGAGCGGCGGTCTTCTTCTGGGAACGATCTAGACGAAATTATATCTTGCGTCAGATCAATTCAACAACATGTACATCGACGAAAGGTCACGTATCAACGAAGGTGTGATTTCCCACCAGACCTCGGTCCCTCCCCCCGGGTCCCACGGCAAGTCGTGCTCCACCGAGCCCAATTGCGTATCGTACACGCCCGGCTCGTACGCCGCAATGCACTACGACCAGGTGATGCCGGTGACGCAGGAGTCGATGACGCGTCGTCGTATGCCCAACACGGAACTGGTCGGAAACGGTTTCCGCGGTCAGGACGGCGGCGACGGTCTTCGTCTCAATTCCGATGCATGGAGCCAGGTGTGGACCCCCAACGACGGATTCTCTCAGGAATGCGATCGGTGTGTGGCTGAAGTGAATTACAACCGGTTCCATTGCGTCGACGGCCTGCCCCTGGCATGGGAGGGATCGTGGTGGCACGGAACCGACTCACGCGCAGGGAGCGCCGTCTTCACGCGGTGCAACTACTGAGTTTGTTGTGGTCTTGTTCTGTTCGGTCACGTGCCGCGTCTTGAATCGAATGCTCATCGCGTCGATCGGGGCACGGCACTGGACGCCGCAGAACGGGTCCAGGGGCGCGTGACACAGGGCATCGACCCAGGTGGTGGTTTTCACCAAGTGGATTTGATCGTCGGTCAGGCCCGTGTCCCAGTCCGTTGTCCAATCGTCTAGATGGAGAATGATATCGTGGATAGCACAGTAACTGATGTTGGAGCCCGAGACGTTCGCCTTGTTGCCATCGCGCCATCTCGTGAAGAGATGACCGCGATACATTCTCTCGTTCCACGTGTGAATGATTCCCGTCGACAAGTATTCGAGCATCCCAGGATGCGCCTTCAACCGATTCAGCAGACACCCGATCTCTGAATGGACGTCCATAATTTTATTGTTGACGATGACCAGGAAGTCATCGTGAACTTTTAACCCTTACCATGCAAAACGTACGCATCGGATGCGACATCAACCCCTCTCCGACGGACGCACAAAGACGCAGTCTCCGTGAAATCGAGAACGACGTCAGTCGTCTGTTCGGTGCTCTCGTCCGCGACCAACGTGACGTGCCCGTATGGGGGGCGGTCACGCGCCATTGGGACGGACACGTGCGTCTGGGCACCCGGCACCTCGTGCCCGGTTTCGTCCCGCGACAGGGGTGTCTTTCCATCGGTCTGGATTCGAACGGGTCGCCTGACAAACATTGGCGCGCCGTATGCAGATGCATCTGTGTCCTGATCCGGTCCGTGTCGACGCCCTGCGCGCCGGACATCGACAGGGCACTCACCTACGCGGAGACAACCTTGCAATTCACAATCGACCTGTCGTGCGACGATATCAGGGAGTACGGTCTGATCAGGAAACCGTGGTACGGAAACATGAACTGCGAGAAGACGCACGACCGACGGCGACCGACGTTCGAAGAACTGCTCGGACGAGACGTCGACGACGCCAAGGCGATGGTCCGAGATGCCTACCCAGATGTGCACGTGGTCGTCCGCCACTGGGATCTGATCGGCGAATCGGCGAGTTACGATCTGCACGCCGAGAAGGAGACGCTGGTGATACATTACGACGTCAAATCGAACAAGGTGGTCTTGCCCACGCCACAGTTTGCGTCGGCACAGACGATGAACGGGGTATACGGCAACTGTTTTCTCATGCCCGACGAGGGGAGGTGCAAAGGCGCCCCGCGCATCGCCCCCGACGCATCGTGGGACGCCATGATCGGCGGTCTCCTCACGGACGTGGTGGATACCATGCGGTTCAACTATCCGCATGCCGTGGTCGAGGCGAGACCGGTCACGTACGGTGAACCGTCCGTCCGTCGTCGCGACAGGATACAAGTCTTGTTCGATCCACAGACGGCGCGCGTCACGAACGTGATCATCGGATGAGGTCAGTCGACTCGATTTGACTTACACTGTGGGAATGAACTTCCAACCGACGCTGTTGCATATCCGTTTCCACGTCGCATCGTGCGCGGCAAGTTTGCTCTTGCTCTTGAGCAGCGGGAACAGATGCAGATACGGTTGACCCTCGTCGCCCATCAATTCGAGCAGTTTATAACTAATATACCCGTACCTGAGCATGTTCTTGCGTCCCCTCTCACACACGTCGTCGAAGGGCTTCTGAATGGCGATGAACATGTGCAGGAGTTGACTCTCAATCCCGCTCGGAATGGTGTCGGTCGTTTTACCGACGATGAGATTCCGTATCAACGACGCATTGTCGTAAAATCTGGAAAGGCCCAGACGCTTGAGGAACGAACGAATGTGGGCCGTTGTCAACTCGTCGTGAGACAGTCTGTACTTGAGGATCTCGCCGTTGACCTGCTCGAGCACCGTGTCCGGGATCACCGCGCTCTGTCGTCCTTGGACGCTGGCGAGCGTCTCCAGGAAGTGACTGGTGCGTTTGTACGTAAATATTTTGCGGGAACCACGTTCCAGTTGCTCGGTATGCGTAAGTGACTTGACACCGTTCTCCACGTACATCGAACAGAGACCACACGAGGTGCACACGTACTGCGAGGCTCGTTCATCCACCAGGAGACGTCCCCCGCACGGACAATGGTCATGTTCTCCGCTGGCGAGCGCCTTATCGCTTCGAGACGGGACCACACGTCGTTTGATCGATTCCTGTAAATTTTTAGAACCAGATTCCATGGTGTGGAACGCAGAACTGACGCGCATCATCGCCGCTTCGTCGTGCTCGATGAATGCCATGTACTCGTTGAAGACGCGCTTCGTATCCCTTCCCGGACCGACTTCAACGTACGACCCGATATCGTGAGCACCAACCGCCGCAGTGGGACTCGACCCTTCGCATGACGGTCCTGTCGGTCCTCCCGTCGGTCCTCCTGTCGGTCCTCCTGTCGGTCCTCCTGTCGGTCCTCCTGTCGGTCCCGCCGTCATCCCGTCGTCTCCGGGAACCGAAGACCGGGTGTTCACGACCAAGTCCCTCGTTTTCTCGTACTCAAATTCTTGAATGTACGGAAGACAGTCGAGCAAATAATTGATCCCGTCTTCGTATTTCTTAGACCCTTCACTCGCGTTGCGCAACTTTTTGGAACGCGAGTTGATCCTGTACTCGAGCGTGCTGCTCATTCTCACACTCGCGACAGTGATACGTATAGAATAGATACGAAACTGTTAAGTCGGAAAAAGTGCGAACGAATCCACCGCAGAAAATGTAGGCATTGGTCATGAAGCATACTCCGGAGCAACTGTTCACTTCCGCTGTCGTCGACGTCCTGACCACAGCCACCGGTATCCAGTCGGTCGAGAGTCTCGTCGGCTGCTTTTTCCTCCTCAGTAAGTCCGAACACGACAACACCGAATGGGAAAAGACATTCTTGACCGCCGACGGTGATTGTGTCTTCTTCTACGCCAAGGCACTGGACTACGACGTCGAACAACGGGGCGTGACGGTGGGAATAGCGGGATGGACCACCGCGAACGGAGGTCGAGATGATCGAGGCGATTTCATTCGGCTCGCAGAGAGGTACAAAAGGCTGGGAGGACTGGACCTCCGTCCCGGCTCCAAAGGGTTGACCGGGAACAAAGCGAAGGCACGACGTTTCTGTCGCGACATCCATACACTGCACGGCGACTACGCCGATAGATGGATCACCGCGCAAATCAAGGAACTCTGTTCGGAAGACGGGTACGTCTACGAGGCCGTCAAGGGACTTCGTGACGCGGGCGTGTCGTCTCCCAAAGCGTTAAGTGTCGCCATCGTCATGGACACGGCGGTCAACCAGGGGTTCGGCGGCAAGTGGTGCCCCCTCAAGTGGCTCAGAAACAACGCGTCGTCGAACGAAGAAAAACTCATGACCGAGTTCTTGGCGTGGAAACGTGTCTCGGCCACCAAAAATCACCACAACTCGCCGCCTTCGAACGGCAGGAAGCGGGCGGACATGTTCATGGACCTCGTCGAGTCCGGAGATTGGGACCTTGCCAGGTCCGCGTGTGAAAAAGTCGTCACATGGAGAATGAAATGAATACAAATTTTTACACTGTAGATGTAATACCGATACCATGATGTACACACACGATCTGCGCACGGTCTGTCTGATCGAGCGAATGGTTCGACCGCCCGTCCGCATCACCGACGCGTCCTACCATCAAGCCGTCGCCAGACGCTACGAATGTATTCATGCGCTCAAGTATCCGCCGCAAAGTCGAGGGCTCGGTCAGGAAACACGAGACGCGTTCGTCGAGGCGTTGCGTCTCGATACCCAGGCCGGATGTCGCGACGTTGTTCACCAGGAAGAAGACCCGATCACGTTCTACGTCGAAAGCGTCAAGACGGACAGGGCCAAGACGTACGCTTGGTTTTATGCACTCGTGATCGATCCACTGGTATACAACCCGTTCGACGAGAGGTGCACGGGAACGTATGTGGACGCGCTTCGTGACGCGAATCCAGAGGCACTGTCCGCGCTCGTGCGCCATTTCGAGATCACCAGCAGGTACTTCAACCACGCCGAAGTCGAACGATGCGTCAACGAACTTCGCGTCGCGCTTCAGTACCTGTTCGTCTAAGTACAGAACGATTTCGTCGCCGTCTTGTTGATCGGGTCGACGCCAGCGAATTTCCAGTACGCGTCCAAAGTTCGGACGTGGCCCATGCCATACTTGTCGGACGTGAGCGGCGGCTGCTCCAAGCCAAGGAGTTGACGAGCCCGGCGTTCGCTCGCGGCCTTTTCTGCTTCATACTCTGATCCTTTATCGTTCCAGAATTTGGGTTTGTCCTCTCTCAAATAGTGATGTAACGTGATATTCACACGGCTACTGAAGATGTCGAATCCGGACGTCCATGCTCGGGCGGACAACAAGATCTCCTCCCCCTGGAACAACTGTTTCAAGTGCGGATCGTACGGTACCAGTCTTGGGAAGTCTCCGCTCGCGAAGAGGAACCCGGCAGCGATGAACGCGTTCGGACGAGGCACATTTCCCAGCCAACTGGGCTGCTTCATCGCCGCCTCAAAGATGGGCAAGCCGTGCGACGTTCCGAACTTCGCCTTGCACATGACAGGCACCTCCTTTGATTCGACGGTATACGTGCCGTAGTCGTTCGGGTACATGCTGATGATCGACCGGGTGGGGTCGGGACACGCGTTGATTTCGGCAACCGCTTTCTCATCCCAATCCGGCACCATGATCATGTGCGAATCGATCTGACAGAAGAAGTCCTCTTGGCCGAACAACGTCGAACACGCGTACCTGGCCACACACGGTCCCTTGGCCTCGGTGTGTGGGACCCTGATGGTACGTATCTGCTTGTCGTACTTCGTATCGTGCTTGCCGGAACACCGCTCGGACGGGTCGTCAGAGTTCTGCTCGCACACGCCGACGAACACCCGTTCCGGATACTTGGCCTTGCCGAAAAGTTCCTGGATGGTTTTCGAACATTCCGAATCTCTGTACGAAGCGACGGAGACGAAGATCGTCGGTCGCCTTGGCTGGTTCGTCGACCCAAGTACATCCGTGCGGTAGCCCTCGAACAGGGGGGCTTCGTACACGAGCACGCAAATCGCCACCACCACAGCCGCCAAAACCAGGGGGGAAGACGACAGGCGTCCGAAAGGTTGCATATACATATAGACCAAGATTACAATGGCATCTGACACATCACTCAAGACCACTCAAGACCACTCAACACCATCATCCGCCAAGTAGAAGTCGCACTCGTGCAGTCGCGCGCCCATCACGATATCCTTCGTACACTCTTTTCCGTTGATCGAGTACGTCGCCCTACCTGCCTTGCATTTGTACTTGGACACGTCGTTGCGTAAGGCATCCATACCCAGGTACGGCACCTTGCCATCCATATTCATGGTGCCCAGGAAGTTCTTGAGGGCCGTCCGGAAGTCCTCGACCTCCACGATGATCGCCGGATCGAATTTGACGTGCGCAGACTGGAAGTACAAGTCCATCGGAGAGATCGACGACACACTCTTCTTGCTGAATTCCCGGATCTCCTCCGGCACCACCGACCAGACATCCTTGGTGCCGTGCAGACGGGCCGCCTCCCGGTACGACTTGTTGATTTTGATGATGAACGCAGGCAGTTCCTCCTTGATTTTGTCCGCCAATCCCGTATCGTAGTCGTCAATCCGCTGGTCGAACCGGAAGATGATGAGACGACGGGCAATGCTCCCGGAGTGATCGGTCCAGTCCGGGAGGACGTTGCCAGCCAACCAACCAGGCACGGTGAACTTCGTACTGACGGGTGTCTTGAACTTTTGCGCCAATCCGATCGCCTCCCCACTGACCATCGACTGGAAGGTAGCCTGTTCCAGAGCGAAATCTCCCTTGATCTCGGGACAAATCCAAATCAACTTATCGATCAGTCCGGAGACGGCCCATTGCCGCTCACAGTTGTTCGACAACACACCAACGTCCGTCCGCTCGAATATGTTACCGATCAATTGATCCGTCACCGTACTCTTCCCACTGCCGGCCACGCCGAGCAGCATGGGAATCACCTGCCATCCGTCCTTCTCCCCCACCTCATACAACATGCGTCCGCTGAACGTATAGAACCAATTGCGCACGGCGTGCGTCAGTTTTTGGTCCATGAAGATCTTCTCCGTGTTCGGCGTGGGAATGGTGTCCCACGGCTGATCGAGGATCGAGGTGTCCAAATGGTGGTCGAAGTATTTGACAGAAACCACGTCCGAGGGTACTTCCGTCCCAATGGCAGAGTACGCGTGGAACGAGTCCGTCTCGCAGCAATATATCCCGTTGTTGAACGAGAAGTACCCCCTGTTCTTCACGAGTCTCGGAAGTTGGAGGTCGTCACAGTCCCTCAGGTACTCGATGATGTTCTTCGCGTTGCTCTCATTCATCATCCGAAGATGATTCGAGAAGTCCACGTCCTTGCTGCACATCTCGTGCACGAATTCCTTGATCTCACACCGCCGTCTGAACGCGTGTGTGTTGATCGTGTTGGATTCCAGGAGGATGGGCTGAAACACGTCCTCGCCCTGCTTCCGCAGGCCTTCGACCTGTGCCAGGTCCAACAGATCCCACCGCAGTTGCATCTTATCGTCGACGTTCTCCCCGACCCACCGGAACTTCATCGCGATCGACATCAGGTACTTGTCCAAGTCCTTACTGATGTTGATGGGGGTGGTCGTGTTCCTGTTGTGCGTGGCGCGCTTGATCTGCAATAGACCCATGATGATCCGCTTGCTGTAGAATACTGACGTGTGGGGAACGTGCAAACGGGGACGAGTGAGTGCGCGAGTGGCCACCGGCATCGGACACCGGCATCGGCGACCGAACTTCATTACGTACTGTTTTCCTTGACCTTCTCCACGTGGGCGACGACGGCAGGGTCGTCGAGGGCGCCCTTCACTTTGATCTCGTTCACCAGCCTGACGATCTGCTGTTCTTTGAACTCGATGAGGACGCGCGCCTTGCTCAGTCCAAAGTCGGGCATTTGGGCGATCTCCTCCTGGTCCATGCCGAAATTCCGCGTGGCCACGTCGAAGATGGTATCGAACGACGACCCCGCCTCGACCGAACCCCACTCGCCGGCCATCTCGTCGAGTTTCTCAAGAAGTTGCGCCTCGTTCATCGATTCGATAGCAACCGAATATTCGTCCGCCCTCCCCGAGTACTCGAGGACGAGCGGATCGACCTCCTCCTCGGCGGATCGTTTGCGTTGCGATCCAATCGGCATGTGTGCGGAAAAATGGGGGAATAATTCTACGCACAGATCCTAAATCAAGATCTTCAAGTCTGCATCATGTCCGAGTCACTGATCCAGCAGTCTTCTTCATTCAAGCCGTACGCCATCGCCATCGGCGTAATTACCATCGTCCTCGTCGTGGTCATCGTCATGATTTACAGGACCGTCGGCTCGCTGAAATCGTCGGTATTCTCCGTCGTCGAACAGCACAATAATGCAAAGGCCGTTCTAGACAACCACGCAACCGTGCTGAGGAGGATCGAGGGAGTGCTCGTGGAGGGCGATGACGAGTACGACGACGAGATGCTCGTTCCGGGCGGCGAGTCGTACCTGCCCGACAATGAGGTTGTTGACGTCTCTGACGAGAAGCAACCTGTCACAAAGAAAACAAAGTAGTAGTACGTGAACTACCCACCAGGATGTCTAATCAAACGCACCGCGAGTCAACGCACGCCGATCTGATCGGCGCCTCCTCCCACAGGACGCTCTCCGGAGCCGGAGAGAGCGCGTGCAGCAACGTACCATCGAAGACCGTCAAATCAAGGAAAAAACCGTCCGGTAACACAAACGAAACCAATCGCAAGTTAGAGTTCGCCCTCGCCAAAGTGGCTCGTCTCCAGGAAGAGGTCGACATGCTCAAACAGCGCCTGAAGGAGCGCACGAGACCGCGCGCCATCCCGAAATGAGTCCGTCCTCGGAGGTCCTGTTTTTTTCCTTACCCATCTAATATATACGCGCGTACCATGACTGGAAATTTCGAACTGTTGCAACCGGGAATCAGTCGGTACCATCACATTGGACTGGTGGTGCCGCTGCTCTCCGCAGTGTTCCCCTTCGTCATCGCACCATACTTCTCCAAACTGGAGGGTAAACACCACGTCTTCACCGCCCTCATGCTGGGCGCGTTCACCGCGGTGTTCGCCTACGTCCTGTTGAGTTTCGTTCCGTACCTTTCCGAAGACCAGTACACGCTCAATAAAGCCGTCCTGCTCGGACTGCTGGCCGCCGAGATCCTGATCTTTACGTACCCGCGCGGCGACTTCTGGGACGACCGTGTGATCTCTCCGCCCATGCTCATCTTCTATCTGTTCATGTACCTCATCGGCATATCCGAGATCACGAGGGAGTAAACAGGAGTGTAAACAGGGGTGTAAACAGGAGCGTAAGCAGGAGGAACAGAGCAAAATCACCGGCTTTTAAATCGACTCCTTGGGTAGGGACAAACGATGACGCGTTCTTTGCGTGTCAAAGATCTCACGTCGAAAGAGATTCAGCGTGCCAAATTGAATCACGAGACGTATAAAGAACTCTACCTGAAGACGACAGACCACGTCAGACGGCGCAACGAGTTGGGGTTCACGACCACGCGGTACCACGTCCCGTCATTCATCGTGGGACGACCCATCTTCAACCACGACCACGCCGTTCGATACGTGACCGAGAAACTGCAAAAAGGCGGGTTCAAAGTGATCAAGGACGACAACGAGATCATCATCGACTGGACCAAACAGAAAAAGGACGTCATCCGAAAAAAAGCACCAAAGGAGGCGTGCAAATCCACGTCGACCAGCGGTGGGAAAAAGCCGAAGATCGACGAACCCTTACACGTCAAACTCGCCAGACTCAACCATAAATTGACTATGAATCGATGAGCGACCGGACGGACGACCTGACGGACGACCTGACGGACGGGCCGGACGTGCGTAAATCAACAGGGATTTATTATTGTGCTTGTAATAGGATCGAACGGCACCGATGTCGGACATTACGCCTCTGCTTCTAGATGCAAAGAAAGAGTACACATCCCGTTTGGAGGAACTGTTCACGCCGCAACTGACCAGCGTCTTCGGCACGCTGTACCAAGAGTGTGTCGAAGAAGGGTCGGACGTGTTCATCTGTTTCCAGAGCAAAGTGAAACAGGTCCCATTTTGGAACATCTCCATCATCCAACAGCGGACACACGAACTCATCACGAGTTACACGTTCTTCGAGAACCTGGTATGCGCCGTCCTCGTGACCTGGGTCAAGGTCCTCTCTGCGATCCGCCTCGGGAGCGACAGGCCCTCCGTCACGCTGAAACTTCCGCAAACTGACGCCTTCGTCCACGAGGTGTACAAGCAGATGGCACAGATACTGTATTATGAGCCGTTCATCATGGAGAACAGACAGGCGTTCGATACACAGGCAGTGCCGGAGGCGATCGAGCGGTCCATACGACGACTGATCCCCTACGACGACATCCTCGAGTCGTACCTGGCGGCACCGGACCCCGAACCACAGAACAACGAAAAGGTAGCCAGCGACTCGTCGTCATCCGACGAGAGCGAGTCGGAAAGTAGCGACGACGACGACAAACACGATATCAACGTCAACATCCCGTCCAACCAAGTCCCCAACAACGTCACAATGCCCCACGACATGCACCAACCGGCCGGACAAACGAACGGATACGGCGAAGACCATGAAGACAGCGACGACGACGTGATGGGTCCGCCGTACCCCGCGCCGCCCGCACCGGCACCAGCACCCCAACAGCACGTCCCTCCACAGGTCGCGTTGGGCACACAACCGTTCCACCAGGCGCCAACGCAGTACCCACAACAACCCGGGCAGCACCTTCACCCATCCACGCAACAGCAGCACGCGCCGCAACAACAGGCGCAACCACAAGCGGCACCCCAACTGTTCGGACCACAAACCGCCGCCTCGATCCGCGATTCGCTGTAAATGAACACCCGACCGCGCATTCGAAATCGATTTATTTTGAGCACTTCATGTAATTACATTCACATGAAGAACACGACCCTCGCGATCATTATCGTACTTGGCATCGCCGTCGGCGTGACAGCCTACCGGTACATCATGGACGAAGACGAAACGCCACAGAAAACCTTTGCCGTGACGGCCGTGATCGGTGCCCTCGTGGCCGTCATCGCACTGTACGCGTTCAGCACGGGAAGACCCAAGATAAGCCGCGAGCCGTTCGTTCTCGACGCGCCCCAGCCGCCACAAATCCCGGCGGCGCAAACCGTCCCGATGCCCGTCGCGTAGGCGGCGTGCGATGTAAATTTCCCATGTAAATAATAATGCGGATAGGTATACAAGGTATAACAGTACTCCATCATGCCAGGAGGAGTCAATCAGTTGGCACTCTTCGGAAAGGAAGATCTGGTCCTCTCCGGCCAGCCGGAGGTCACGTTCTTCCGCAGTAAGCATAAGCGATACTCCGTGTTCTCCTTGGAAAGCATCCTGGCACCGTTTCAAAGCGAGGCGACCTTCGGACGCAGAACCGTCCTTCCAATCACTCGTTCGGGCGACCTGGTGTACTCGGTTTTTCTCGAAGTAGACCTCCCGGATCTCCGTGATTTCGCCATCGAAACCGTCACCCCCGCTGCATCCGCGGTGCCTGGGATCGTCTCGGCCCGTTGGGAGTCGTCGACCACGGCCAATATCCGAATCATCCCGTGTCTGGACGGGGCAGATGACTCGTACGACGTGTTGGTTGACGACGGGACCACACAGGTCACCGTCAACGGCGCGGCCGGTGCCACCGACGTGCCGATCACCGCACTGGACAAGACCAAATCGTACTCCATCAGCGTCCGGCGCGTGGCATCCGGTACGCCGGGTTCGTACTCCACGACGGTGGCGGTTTCGTCCGTCAGGTGGTGCAACTCCATCGGGCACGCGCTATGCAAGACCGTCGACTTTGAGATCGGTGGCGCGCGCGTGTCCCGCATCACCTCCGAGTGGATGGATATTGACGCGGAACTGTCGCTTCCGAGCGAGAAAGAGGAAGGGTTCAACACCATGATCGGGAAGTTCCCAAACTACGACCTGTGGGACCAGTCGCTGCAGGGACCCACGAAACTGTTCATCCCACTCAACTTTTCATGGTGCCGCAACCCCGGTCTTTCCCTGCCAATCGTACAACTCGTGTATCATACGATGAACCTCGTCTTCGATATACGAGAGTACAACGAACTGATCAAGTCGACCGTCCCCGTCAGCAGCCTCGTCAACCAGACGGGCAGGACGCCCTCGCTCGACATCCAAGCGTATATTACGTACGTTTTCCTGTCGACACAAGAACGCAAAAAGTTCCTCGAAAATTCGCACGAACTGCTGCTGCAAAACGTGCAGTTCTTGGGCGACACGCCCGTCATCGTCTCGGGAAGCGAGAACAGTCTTCAACGGAAGTACGACCTCAACTTCGTCCACCCGGTGAGCGAGATTCTGTGGACGTACAACGCCGCCGCCAAGTATAATTCGGGCATCACCCCTTCTCAGTACCCCGTCCAGGGCAACGACTATTTCGATTACGAGGCGCCCGGAGGCGCCGTCGATCCAATCGCCAAGGCGGTGATCCATGTCAACGGTCACGCCAGGTACGCGGAACGGTCGGGCAAGTACCATCGTCTCCTGCAACCGTACGGACATCATACCAGGATTCCGAACAAGAAAGTGTACTGCTACTCATTCGCGCTGCAACCGGAGGCAGAATCGTCTCCCAGCGGCAGCATCAATCTCTCGCGAGCCGATACCGCTCACCTGCAAGTCACCTTCGATCCGTCGTTTTCCCAGGGGACGAGCGACGGCAGACTGCGTGTATACGCCCGCACGTTGAACGTCCTCAGGTTCAGCGGCGGGATGGGCACATTACTCTTCACGAGCACGTGATGTTGTGATGTTGTGATGTTGTGTCGAGCATTTTTATGTGTGCTTACACCAGATATGCAGGCGGCAACGACACTGTTTCTGATCGGCGTGATTCTGATCCTGTTGGCCCAGATCCGGAAGAATGATCAGGACAAACAAAGCGTCAAACAGGATATCCTGACCAACGAACGGTCAGATAACACAATCGTGTACAAATACCTGCCCCGGGACATCGATTCATACTACCGCGAACTCCAGCCGCCCAGCAAATTGTACAGTGACATGTTTTGAGCCCTACTAGACCACAGAATGTAAAGAATGCGAACAATGCAAAGAATGCAATCAATGCAATCAATGCAATCGGTGCAAAGAATGCAGCATATTCGTCCAACCGATTATGCTGGAAACTGTATGCGATGCGAGACGTCGCCAGAATCTCACTCCTGAGCATCACAGCCTTCTGTCTGCACAACCTCCTGCTTCACCACCATGTATCCGCATGCCAGTCCACCTTCTTCGGTATGTTTTTCTCCAATTCGTCCTATTGCACGGCCATTTCGCACCTGCTCAAGTCCTTGCAGTGGTCTCCCGTGGTCCTGGCCGCGCCGTTCCTAGCGGTCGCCAGGAGGGCGTGACGACTGCCGGTCGCGAGTTTCTCATCGTTTTCTTCTTGTGGCTGTACACAAATGCCCGTAAAGAAGAAAAAACACGTCAACAGGACGGTCAAGGCGAACGAACGAGAACTGCTCTTCCGGGACGAGTCGCAAATGTACGGGATTGCAGTGGCACCCCTCGGAGATAGACGGTTCTCGGTCGTGATCGACGAACCGGATAACGTCCGATTCAAAGTCGTCGTCGGACGTCTTCGAGGAAGCATGCGTCGATCCGAACGCGTTCTGCCGGGGACGTGTCTTCTGTGTTCGCATCGGGATGACGGCGCGAACAAAGTTGATATCCTGCACAGATACATCGAGACGCACGAAAAACTGTTGCGGAGGTACAAAGAATTCGACGATCTGGACAGAAAGTATAGACAATGGCAAGTTGAGAATATGCCCGGGTACGCGCAAGGCGCCGACGACGTATCAGATCCGCTGACACAGGAGATCGTCTTCGAAGACGCGGATATGGAAGTCGACGAGATATGAAGACCGCGGGGCGTCAATTTATTATCATGCACACATATATCTAAACGTAAATGTCATCTTGGCTTTCGAATATCACGTGGGACTCTAGTGCCATCGGCGGCATGACCACCGCCGCGCCGACCACCGCCGCACCGACCACTGCCGCCCCGGCGACGACCGTTACCCCCGCGACCGTTGCACCGTCGTATCCCTACAATCCGAACTATGGTTCTGGAGGCGGGGTGATATTTCCACTGCCGGTGGCGCCCAGCCTGTTGATGGACGGCGACATCACATCGCTGAACCCATTGACACCCATGCCAACGACGATGGCACCGACCACCCTTCCGCCCACACTGGCACCAGTGCCGACGTTCACGCCCCAACCCGACGAGGAAGAACCCGAACCGTTCTGGACGTTCAATACGATCCTGCTCATGTCGTGTCTGTGCGTGCTCCTTCTCGCTGCAGTGTGGTTCTTCTTCTTCAGGAAGGGAGGCAAAAACAAGAACAACAACCGCGGGAAGAACAACTCCAACAACGGACCGAAAGGTGCCGCCAACTACAACAACGCACTCGACAACTGGAACAACTTGAACACGAACCTTAACGCCGGCAACAACCGCCGGTGATTGACCGATTAAACGAAGATGGGACGTGGCGCATCGAACAGTGGCATAGCGGCCACGTCGTCGGGACACACACACGATGCGTCGATATCCGATGACACGAGTCCGGCGCGCTGTAAGACGTCCACGACCAGTTCCGAACAGAAGACGACATCGTTCGGACGAACGAGAGGCACCCGCAGCGAGCAAGACGAGACCAACCACGCGACGTGATCAAAGTCGTACTTACGTTCCGCCAACCTGCGAACGGCCCGACGAATCCGGGCGTCCCGTTCTTGGTCACGAGGAGCGCGTAACCGGGACCAATGTACGGTCCCAGGGTACGTGCGTACCCTCGCTTCCACATCGTACGCAAACACACCAGACGCACCGTTGCCTAAGTGACGGCCGTCGCCTTTCCCGTGTGCCTCCACGACCTTACCGTCCACCACGATACCTATGTGCGTGTACTGCATGACGGTGCTGGACGAAATCCACGACGAGTTCGACGACCGGAAAAAAAGAATATCGCCCGTCGACCAACGTCTTCGGACGTCCTCGATGGACACGGCCATACCCACGGGAGGAAGCGCGTCGTGGATACGTTTCACGTCCGCGAGCACCATACACACGACCAAGATGGTCGACGCGACAAACGCGACAATCGACATGGCAAATGACGATGACATCATCCAAATGCTGCTCTTACAGTACACACAAAAGAATATTCTCTTGTGTGCATTACAGTAGTGTACACATCATGGCCAAAGGCGGTGGTTGGTCGAAGTTAAACCCGGCAAACTGGTTCAAAAAAAAACCAGGGACCAAGCCCAATTCTTCCAAAGTGGCAGATGACGCCAATGGGGCCACCAACCCCAGACAAAAACCAGAGCCAGTCTCCAACTGGATCAAAGCCGATACGATATTCAACGTGATAAGTACACTTACACTGCCACTGTTCTTCATTCCGTTTGGAGGCGGCGGAGGAGGAGGCGGAGGCGAAGCGATGGAAGACGTCGACCCCGTTGTCGCAGGTACCGGCTTCCTCTCGTCATCGTGCAGTTCGATGATGGTGTGTCTCGTCATCGTCCTCATCGTCACACTGTCACTCTCAAATCAATGATTTAAGTTGTCAACATGAATATCGTCAAACTTGGTCTCCTCTTGCTCTTGGCGAACTGTTCGCACGCCATGCGTATCCTGTCGACCATGTACTCCGGGTCGGTCGGCGCGGGCGGCGGACGTCTCAATGCCTACCCGGCAAGGGTGAGGATCGGGACACGCACCGTCAAAGTGTACCCTGTCGCACTGTATTCGGACCGAATCACCGCACATAAATTCAAACTGATCAAACTCAAGAACCCGAAAAACGGAAAGATCGCCTACGGCCACGTCGCCGATGAGTGCAGCAGCGGCGATTGCCACGACAACAGGTACAAAGCCCACAAGCGTCACGCGATGCTTGTGGACGTCCATAAGACCATGTGGAAAGCGCTCGGACTCAAGACATACGGTATCCACGATATCAAAGGCGCATTCGTCGGCTCAAAGAGGTATACGCACAAAAACTCATCGGGCATACGGAAGGTGACAACTGACGATGGCAAGAAGAATTACCTCCCGCCAAAGTGGAAGGTGTGACGCAAACTAATACCCAACCCCACATCCGAAACGTACTACTCCTCGCATTTTATTACATGTAACGCGCTTAATCTTTCGACACAGACAGTGGCTCGTACTCTTCATACTTTGCGTCGACGATCAACTCTTGCATCTCCCCGAGGGTGTTGACCATGGCATCGTACACGCCCCCAACAAACAACGACTCCTTGTACGCTTCGTCATGGATCTCTTTCAGGGCCAGGGGGACGTACCGACTGTCGTCGCTCGTGTCGGCTTGCTTCAGGAGACGTTCGGTCTCCAGCAGCGTATCGATCTTCTCCAACGACGGGTCAACGACCTCTTTGTAGTGCGCAATCAATTCGTCCAGGACCACTCGCAATTGCACAACGTATCGCTCGAACAGTTCGTTCATGTTTCACACACTACTGATTTTGAAGAATACTATCTACGGCACGGTCAAGATTCACGATCAACATCTGTCGCTGGACGTCGAACCCGCCACGGAACGCAGTCATCCCCTTACGCTGACTCACAAACTTGCCGCCCACCATACGCATGGACGAATCGGACACCGCCGCATGCTGCACACCGCCACAAATATCCCTGAATACCGGGTTCCCAACCAGATCGTCCAGCGTATCGGCGTGCACGGTCGCGATCAACTGGATACCGCGACGCGCCGCCGTCAAGGCGGACGCGGCATCGGCATGCGACATCAGTTCATCGATCACCACCGTCTGTGGACTGTGGTTACGAACCACGTCCAAAACCGTCTCGGCATGGGTCATCCCGTCGTGTACACACGCTCGGCGCGCGTTCCCGATGGCGACGGAGTTGATCTTCCCGAACCCACCAACCTCGCCCACTTCGTCCACCACCACGACGCGGCGCGTCTCCGCGAGATGCTTGGCGATGGCGCGCAACATGGTGGTCTTCCCAGACCCGGGTGGTCCGAACAACACCAATCCGTACCCCAAGTCCAGAAACGTCTTGGTATCGTTGGTCAATACGTCGTGTGGGTCGAGCACACGAGACACGCGCATGGTCACACCGCTGATGGACCCATCGAACGATCTGATGACGGAGAACCGGTTCAGTGACGCGGGATGCCCGCCCCTGTTCCCACGAGTCTCCAGGCTCGTCCACAACGTCTGCAAATCGTCGGCGGTGATGATTTTCGACGGGAACTCGATCGCATCCTTCGTCGGGTCGCGCATGTGGACGATGACTTTCCTCCCGACATCGAAGGCAACGTCGATGACGTCATCCGATTCGCTGAAAGATTGAAACTGCTGGAACGATTCGGGGTCGGCAAACATGTGACTCACGTGTAAAGGACGAGCCACGCGACCGAAAAGCGTCTCGATTCGGTTCATTCGGGTCACGCTTTCGCGACGCAAAGACGACGATGACACATTCCCCGTCACGTGACACACGACCGGGGAAGAACGGGAAGAACGGGAACAACGGTGTCGCGTTCCCACCGCGTATCCGCGAGGAACCGAATGCATCGGCGACGTGAACATTTGGCGACGAATGACCGAACGGATCATTAGTATGTTTTATTGTGTGTGGGTGTCCTTCGGTCCGTCGGTCCTTCGGTCCGTTGGTCCAAAATTCTCTGAGTCCGCGCCTCGCGGATTCTCGCAATACAAATATATGTGGGGAAGACATGGATATCGTATTGGGGTTTGATCCGGGAACCAAGCATCTCGGCATTTGCGCGTTCGACTGTGCATCCCTGCAAACGACCACCGTGTATTGGGACCTCGTCGACGCGTCCTCGGTACACCACTTCCTCGAGGCCATGCGACGTATCGAACATCTCATCCGGAATGCCAGGGTGGCGGTGATCGAACGTCAACCGCCACAGAACGGCCAGGCCAAAATGGTGCAGCACTGGATACAGTTGTTCATCGCCATGCACAACGACCAGTGCACAGTGACGCTCGTCCAACCCCAGTCCAGAATATCGTTGGTCAGACGAGCCAGACCGGATCTGCAGTACGCAACGTACGCCCAACGCAAAAAAAGCAGCGTCATCCACGTCCAACGGCTCGTCGCGGAGACACCCGACCACCACATCATCGACGCCGCACGGAAAAAAGACGACCTCGCTGAAGCGTACATCCTTGCCCGGATGGCCAGAACAATATCTAACCGAATAGAAGAGGAACCCGTTGATCAATCCCATCAAACGACACAATGAACGCGACACGACTCATCCTGACCAACCGCTTCCTGGAGCGGCTCATGCAGTACCACATGGTCCTGTTCCTCGTGTTTTGTTTCATCTACAGATTCGTCATCGATTTCCAAGAACACTTTACGGCGAAATCCAATTCGGTGTCCATGGTCGCGTACTACGTCCTCCTGACGCAAACCACTGTCATGGTGGGCGAGATCGTCCCCAAGACGAAATTGGGCCGGTCGTTGCTCGGGACGCACGTCTTCCTCTCGTGGTTCGTCATCATTTTATCTGTAACACCCGTCGGTGACGCCATCCAAGGAGCCTCCTCGAACGCCATCGAGTATTGAGACGACATGCGCGAAGAATCCGTCAAAACAAATTCCTCGGTTGTCTCAAGCCGGCGACAAACATCGCAATGGATCTCCGCATTCAACGCGACACGGAAGATAAACACATCGACCTGTTCGGGACGAATCGTTCGGCGCCAACTATATCCATCGACAGACCGAAAACAACGTCAGTGCCGAGGACCGTACCCGGTCCGACGATGGTGCGTCCGGCCAACAACCAGACGATCCCGCACGTCGGCACGCAACACGCTCCGCAACACGCTTCTTCTTCCCAACCCATTCATCAACCGCCTCCTCCCGTCTCAACTACCGCGCCACCGCCGAGTGACGGGTTCGATTTCCGCGACTTTGCAAACCAGGGACGCGTCCGAGATTCGCCGTCGGCGTCCGACGATGACGACGACGACGATGACGACGGCGAGTACGACGGTGGCGACGTCGAGTACCAACGAGGTGACGCGAACGAGTACCCAGATTCCACCATCAGCGACTACGTCGAACGACCGTCGCCCGGATTCGAATCCATCGAAGCGGAACGCAACGCGCTCCTGTTCAAGATCCACCGGGCCATCCGGGGCGGTATGCCCGTGGACAAACCGGACAGCGGCGCAGATATACGCGATCTCCGCGCGATCGTCGGACGTATAGAGAGCGAAGTGGCACTGGATAGGTCGATCAAATTCCAGAGGAAGATGGTGTGTATGCTCACCTCGTCCATCGAGTGGCTCAATGGCAGGTATGAATGGTCCGATCTGGACGGGTGGTCAGATAGCGTGGCCACCAGCATCAGTGCCAGCGAATACGATGATATCTTCGAAGAGCTCCACCAAAAGTACAGGGGAAGCATGCAAATCATGCCAGAGTTACGACTCGTCTTCGCACTGGCCGCCAGTGCGTTCTGGTTCAACCTCTCAAAGAGCATGAGCAAACAACTGGCGAATTCCCTCGCCGGGAACGCGTCCGCGGACGCGGGACAAAAGGGCGGCTTCGATCTTTCGTCACTACTCGGCTCGATGATGGGCGGCGGACAGACGGGCAACAAACAAACGCCGCAACCCAACAAACAACAGCCGCCACCGCCGTCCCAACAGCAGCAGACGCAGAAGGGCGCCGCGCAGCAGCAACAGGAACAGCGCGGACCGACCACCGTCCTCCGTAAACCCATGAAGGGACCGGACATGTCGGCTATGTTCGGAGGGACCGCGCCGTCCGTCTTCGTTCCGCAGGAACTCCCCAAGATGACCGAAAGCAGGAAACGGTCCCGGGACGACGAGATGGACATGCCGGACGACAAAAGCGACCGACTCAGCGATATCGTATCGAGTGACGACGACGGATCATCGGGACCCTCGGACGATTCGTCCAGCGGAGGATCGTTATCCGGATCGAGCGACGAAGACGACCAATCCATCAAAATCACCACCGTCCCAGCCAGAGGGGGTCGGGGAGGCAGGGGACGAGGACGAGGACGCGGGACAGGAAGGGGAACCGCCACCAAAAACGTGCTCAAATTGTGATTGTGTGATTGTGTGATTGTGTTCAAACAGTGTAAACGCTCACGAATATTATGTGGAGTATACCATGCTCACGTACACAAGTTTCGACGAAGCGTGGGGTCAAGAGATCACACCGAAGGTCTTCAACCCCTACAACCAGGAGGCCGACCTGGCCGAAGAACGACGAGCCAGACGGTCAGATACTGACGTGTGTCGACACGTCCTGACGAACGCCATGCTCACACAAGGACCGGTCGGTGTCCGACGGCTCATGGGCCCGGAAATGTGTAAAGCCATGGATATGCACACATCCGCCCATCTCCAGCACACGAGACGCAAGAAGGTCACTTTCAGTCAGGATGATCTCATGTTCTTCCTCCTCATCGGTCTCCTGATCCTACTCATCTTCCGATCGTAACACGTCCTGCAGGAGATTTGAATTTGGTGTCGTGGAAGCGTCATGGATGAATTCGAGATGAAGGAAATCCTACGATTCATTTTGTTCCCAGGAACAAGATGAATACCATCATTCAATCGAAACACATCGAGGATGCTCACAGAACTCGGAATCTCCACGAGGGACGAACAACCAAAGGCTGTGGTCACACCCTTCCTCGACAGACTGTACGACTGTGACGTCAAGTGTTCAGACGGTACCATCCTCCGAGCCAATACCTTCGCGCTCGTCTCGTCGTGCTCCGTCCTCGCGATGTTCTTCGAGGATATGTCCGACGACGACACCAAAACTTTCTACGTCGACGTGCCATCCGAGACCATGCGCACGGTCATCGCGATCGTCCACGGCAGTCTCCCGTCGAACCAACTCAAGTCCGCGGAACAAGTAGCATCCATCCTCCACACAATGAACTACCTCGGGTGCACGACCAAGTGGAGGAAACTCACACACAGGTTGTGGACGCTGGTGAGAAGCGAATGTCCAGCCGTAGCAGGACCCGTGCTCCTGGTCAACGCGCCCCTCCTCCTGCCGGAGTTCGGAGCAGGGTTCCTCCTGAAACTTCGGATCGTCTTCCCGAACTGGCGCGACTTTTCCAAACTGTTCAACCATATCACGGTCACGCCGGGCGTCGCGGTCATGGTCGTCGACCAGACCGCCCAGTTTTTTCCTGTCGGATTACTCGTCCACGCCCTCATCAGACACACACCAGACCAACACAAAAGACTCGTGGCAGAACGGATCTTCAGTATCCGGCGCGTGGGAAACATGTTCCACCCGGAAGAATTCAACTGGACACTCGACCAGATCCCCAACTCCCTCATCCCCCTGCTCGAGTGCGCTCGAGACGCACACGCGGTCGTCAACCGACCCGTCCCCCTTTCGAAAATCAAGTCGAGTATGGTCACGTACCCCGTCAAGAACACAGCATCGTTTTTCTTCGCATTCGATTGTCCGTGCACCAAACGAACCTGCGTGGCGTTCCAGAACAACGTAGCATCCTTCGTCTTCGAGCGACGCGAGTCCACACCAATATCGCTGGATATCAAGATCGATATGGATAAACTGGGAAACGAAGTCGCGTCCATCGCGCCCATGGTCTATATGCGATGCACAACCTCCAACCACGACGCGACGGCCGTCGACGATCAGTGGACAAACGTCACCGTCGACCAAATGAGATCAGTCCTCACATCGTACGATCTGCACGTATCGAACGACGACCTCGCATGGGTCAAAGTCGATATGTACTGGATGATGGACCCGCGCATCGTCTAGTTCAATACAGTGTAGAAAAAGAAAAAATGGATACCGTCCGTCTCATCACCACGTCGTGCTACTGTGGCGAACGACCGTCGTACGTACTGTGGACGACCAATGCGGCATCGCACGGGTCCAAATCGTCGACACATGGGTCTCATACGGAAAGGCACGTGATGTGCGATGCCTGTATGACGATGACGCGTCGAGAGGGAAAGACCGGGCACAACTGTGTGCGGATTTATCGGTACTGTTACGTGCCCGTCGTGCACGTGAAACATATTCACACATTGTTCGGCGTAGACGCGTCATTGATCAGATCGTACGTCCACAACGGCTTTCACACGTGTCTGGTCCACCCGAACCAAAGACCCAATTCCACACTACCTGCGTCGTGCAAACGACCGTCCTGTCAGACGAAAATGATCGATTCGACCCAGTACTGCTCAATTCTGTGCTGCGTCAAGGACACAACCAACCAAAGAACCGAGACGTCAAACTACGACGTCGATGACCCCGATGAAGAGATCGTCATCGACGAACATGTCGCGATGTATCGATCCGCACCTACCACCACCGGACGTCGGATTCGTCACGCACGGAAACAACATCGACAACGGAAATCCTCACCGATTCGTTCGTTTGTTCTGTAAGCATTCTTTTACACTGTCCACCTCCACTACCGCAACAATTTGACGCTCCCCTTCCGCTTGACGTGTTTCTGTTTCTGGTCGTCGTCATCATCCTCGTCCTTACTCTTCCGTTTACTAAAGTCGTAATACGCTTTACTCCCAATCTTAAACTTGTCGCGCTTCTTCGCGCGGTACCAAAATATCAGTTCACTCAGTTTGGTCGAGTGACTGCTGTTATCAAGCACCAAAGCCTTGAAATCATCCGTGCACGAATCCATCAGCGTGTTGAATAGACCGAACGTCGGTACCAACCCGTTGAAGAAACTCTTGTACAGTTTCTCGCGGTGCAAATTGTCCTTCAGGAGAACCACGAAATCGATGTTCGCGCGAACCGCTGGAGGAGTATCCAGCGCATACTGCAGCATGAGGAACAGACTGATCTTGAAGTGACGACCGTTCATGAGCAGTAACCTACGAGTGAGCGTGCGAACGAGTGAGCGGGTGAGCGGGTGAGCGGAAGAGTGAGCGGGTGAGCGGACGAGTGAGCAAACCAGCAAACGAGCAAATGACACACGTACCTGATCACGCTCTTCTGAAAGATACTCTTGTTGTATGCAATGTCGTCCAACACCACGAAAATCGGCGTCGCAGTCCCTTTCTTCGTCGAAAGTCGTTGTTTTTCCACCAGTTTCTCCAGTGCCGCTTCGTCAAACTCCGTGTATATGAAAGCCTTGGGCACACCCATTTTTTCATAAAATCGGTTGCCATCTTCTGTCGCGCTCATCACGATCCCGGCAGTATACCGTTTCCTGAGTTGATATAACCAGTCGCGAATGAGGAAACTCTTACCTGACCTGCGCTTGGCAATGCACACCACCACCGGGTGTTCAGGGATGGTTTTACACTCAAACTTCTTGATGCTGAGATTGTACACATCCGACATGATCTGATGTACCGAGCATTTAATTCCGCGGGGGAATACGCGCGATGTTCCGGCGCATCGTTCAAACGCAAAGTCGACGAACTCGATCACGCCATCGACCCGGCGATGCTTCGGTCCATGGTCGACGACGTCGTGGAGGCGTTCTAATATGTTGCACAGTTGCAATATGCCGCTGGTGATTCGTGGCAATGTCCTCCAATCGAGAGGACGAATCGATTGGTTGCCCGACGGGAACGTCATGCAGCCGGGACTGACGTTTGCAACCGATCCCGATACTGGACTGTACAAGAATGGACCCGATGCGTTGTCCATCGCCACCGGCGGAACGGAACGTGCCCTGTTCGACGCAAACGGGACCACGATCGACGGAGATCTGCACGTGACGGGAGCATCCATTCAATTGGGCGACGCGTCGATCGTGGAGACGGGTGGAAACGTGGTCATCGCCAACCTCGACGTCCTGAACGTCCGGGGAAACGGGCAAGAATTGGTGGACATTCAGGCGAGGAATGTGGTCGGACTCACGGAGGCATTGGATGTGATCGATTCGACCTCGGTCACCACGAACGTGTTGACCGTCGAAGGGAACGCGATCGGTCTCGGGAACGCGATCATTCTCGAAACAGGAGGCAATGTGGTCATCGCCAACCTCGACGTCCAGAACGTCCGGGGAAACGGGCAAGAATTGGTGGACATCCAGGCGAGGAATGTGGTGGGACTCACGGAGGCATTGGACGTGATCGATTCGACCTCGGTCACCACGAACGTCTTGACCGTCGAAGGAAACGCGATCGGTCTCGGGAACGCGATCATTCTCGAGGCGGAGGGGAACATCCGCATCCAGAATTTGGAAATCGCCGCCTCGTCGGCCGATCAGAATACCGGTTCGTCGTTGCGTCTCCTGAACAATGCAGACGACGCGACGCGGAAATCCGTGTCCATCGGGACGTTTGTTCGGGACGTGGATGGAACGGACTCGTACTTTGCCATTGATGCCCTGTCAAATGTAAACACGTACCTCGCAACGCTGGCATCGTACGACATCACCGACCACCGATGGTCGTTCGCGACGCAGAACACGGAACGATTGGCCGTCGAATCGGATGGAAACGTGACCATCACGGGAAACTGTCTCGTGTCGGCTGATATCGTCGCGTTTGCCTCCGACCGCCGACTGAAGAAGGACCTGGTCCAAATCGAGGATGCACTCGGAACCCTGCGGAAGTTGACCGGGTACAGGTATACGTGGCGGGACGACGTGCCCAATTTGCCCATGCGGGGCAATGATATGGGACTGGTGGCACAGGAGGTGGAGGATGCCGGCTTGCATGAATGCGTGACCACGGCACCCTTCGACAGAGACCAGGACGGGAAGTCCATCTCCGGTGAGTCGTACCTGACCATCCAGTATACCAAACTTCACGCGCTGATGATCGAAGCACTCAAGCAGTTGGCCGACCGCGTGGACCATCTCGAGAGGTCGAGTAGGTCGGAGACGGGGTAATAATGAGTATCGTGAGTATTGACCATCTTATTTTGTTGTTCGATGATGCGCGCGTCAATACCAAGCTCGGGTTTGACCCCAGTAATTTACATGCCCTCGCCAGGATCTTTGCGTTGATCGTGTAACGCGTCTCAGACAACTCCTCTGAATATATAACTCAGCCCACTATTATTGGATCCGCTAAAATCGCGGTTGGACTCGCCGATAATCATCAGATTGCCAGCGGCGTTGATTGCGACCGCGGAGCCGAAGTATGCGCTCGCCTCCGGGTCTGGGGCGACCAACTTGCCAGTCTGTACCCACCCGTCGCCAAAATTTGAAAAGATATAGACCGCGCCGCTATCGCTCGGCACAGTCCCGTCGTAACCTTTCGCGCTGATAATTGCGACATTTCCGGCGGCATTGATGGATAATTCGATTCCAAATTGTGCACTATTCTCCGGGTCCGACGGGAGCAACTTTGTCACTTGGCTCCACGACCCGCCAGAATTAGAAAATATATAGGCTGCGCCACTGTAGAGCACACCAGTCCCTTCGTCGAGGGGGGCCCCGATTATCGCAACATTCCCGGCATCGTTGAGCGAGACGGAGTTTCCAAAGGATGCGTACAACTGTGGATCGGAGGGGACCAGCTTCGTCGTCTGCGTCCACGACCCGCCAGAGTTAGAAAATATGTAGGCCGCGCCGCTATCGGCGGCCGCACCAGTCCCATCGTCGGCATTCGAGCCGATAAGGGCCACATCTCCGGCGGCGTTCATGGACACACTGATCCCAAAGGCCGCCGAGGCCTCGGGATCTGACGGGACCAGCTTTGTAACTTGGCTCCATGACCCGCCCGAATTTGAAAAGATATAGGCCGCGCCGCTATTGGACACGCCAATCCCGTCGTCATTGTACGCACTGACAATCACGACATTTCCGGCGGCGTTCATGGACACTCTGTAACCGAAGATTGCACTCGCCTCCGGATCTGACGGGACCAGCTTTGTAACTTGGCTCCATGACCCGCCCGAATTTGAAAAGATATAGGCCGCGCCGCTATCGGCCACGCCAATCCCGTCGTCGTAGAACGCACTGACAATTACGACATCGCCGGCGGAATTGATGGACGTGGCCCATCCAAAGTATGAACTCGCCTCCGGATCGGAGGGGGCCAATTTGACAGTCTCGGTCCATACGCCGCCCGAATTCGTGAAGATATAGGCCGCGCCGCTGTCGCCCGGCCCAGTCCCGTCGTCATTGGGCGCACCGATAATAACGACATCTCCGGCATCGTTCATGGACGCACCGTAGCCGAAGTATCCACCGGCCTCGGGGTCCGACGGGGCGAGTACGGCTTCCTGGGTCGGTCCGAGTAGCCGCAAGTATGCGCGGATGGCGTCGATTTGTGCCGTGTCAGTCGTGAGGGTGTCGATGCTCGACTGCAATGAGGAGAGACTGATCGGTGGCATAATGTACAGGCGGTCAAGAGAAAAAATGCTGCTGCATTTACGACGGATAACATTGCACGGGTCCCGTCGGCGGATCCGTGCAATGTTTTCATCCAGGATGGTGTGCAAGGTCTCGCGTCGATGATGTGTGGACGCACACGAATTACAATTGGTACGGATCGTACTTGGCATTCGTCACCCCGGAAAAATTCGTCGTCACAGTTGGTGTCACAAGGTCCCGCACGTTCGTGACGTCATTGGTGGCCGTCCGTTCGGATCGAATGACGGAGGAAGATGATCGGAACCTTTCCCGCGCCTCATGGGAACGTGTCAAACTGGATGCGTTGGCATGGTTTGAGGGTGAAGATGATGTCCCCGTGGACTTGGATGAACCAAAGCCGTGCTGCGTCAGACAGATGATCGGGACCGTGTTCCGACCGAGTGAATGAGACAATGTGTGTGAATACCAACTGTAATATCAATCACATGGATATATGCTCGACGCCAACTCGATTGCCGCTCTCCTTCCGCCGCCCCAGAACCAGTCCCTGGGGACGCCCCACCCGTCGTCGACGCACAACGCGTGACCTTCCCCACGACGGGTGAGTACCTCAACTACGACGCGGCGACGTTGCCGCTGGGCCATTACAGTCATTCAGTCATTCAGTCATATGTACCACCCAGTATGACTGCATGTTTTTACTGTCTTTTTACAGTAGTGGCAAAAAAGATAGGCTCGATTTGGACGATCGCTGCCGGGGACGGGGAGAGTATCTTTTTTTTATCACATTTGAGCGCGGCCTACCGGCACAATGTACCAGTTCTCGCTCACCTCGCTGCCGAACACGCCTTCCTCCAGGATGGCGGCCTGGGCGCCGAGAGCCGCTTTCAGTGACGCACCACACGACGATACCAACGTATACTCTAGCGGCGACGTTCCCGTCCTAGAAATCCGCCACGGCGACAACGGTGCCTCCTTGCTCATCACGGGGCTTAAACAGTCGCCCGCACTCGTCAAGTATAATCCGTCGGCGGACACGCTACGGATGTACCCCGAATTGTTGATCACAAACACCTGTTCCAACGCCTTGAACTGGAACGCCTCGACTTCCAATGACCCGAACCGAGACGCCAGCACCTTCAACTGCTTATCCTTCAACCACGAATCCGCGTGCAAAATCACGTACAACGTCCCCGGGAACTGGGGGTCCGTGCTCGGCGCAGCCGTCGTCGACGGTGCTGACGTCGTCGTGGGAATTATGTACGATGGTCCCGTGGAACACTGGTCCAGTGACCCCGACGGGTACGTCGTATACGCCGGTGATCCCATGGCGCGGTATACGTCCATGCTCAGAGGACGGAGGACACCCTTCTCCGCTTTGTACATTTGTCCCGTCCCGCCGTCGACGAGCGTCGTTCCCTCCGGAATGATGGGACACTCGGCCGACTTCGATACCAGCGCGTCGTACGTCGTCTTCAAAGCGGTCAACTCCGCGACCAACTTTTCCTGCTCGGCTTTCGCGGCGGCGACGGCGGTCTGGTTCTGGTCGGTCAACGCCTTGATCTCCGCCTGACGAGCCGTCTCCAGATCCTGCATTTTCTGCGTATACTCGGCGTTCAACGCGACCAACTGCTGCTGCGTGCTTTGGAGCGTGGTCTCCGTGGTCTGTGCGGTTTTCTGGAGTTGGTCGTACCTCGTCTTCAGCGAGGTCAACTCCGTGACCAACTTTTCCTGCTCGGCTTTCGCCGCGGAGACAGCGGCCTGGTTCTGGTCCATCATCGCCTTCTTCTCGGCATCCACTTGTGCGCGATACTCTGCCATCTTACGTTCGTACTCCTTGACGATGGCGGCAATCTCGTCCGGAGACGGACCAGCCGGGCCAGCCTTGCTCTCGTCGTAACTGATGATCACCATGGGCGTGAGCCCGTACTTTTGCGTCGTCCCGGTGATATCGGATTCTTTTTGGGCAGCGACATTCCCTTTTGCCTGCGCGGCACCCTGCCCGAGTTGTCTATTGTTAATCGCGTCCTTCCACGTCTTATCGTCAACCATATTGTATGCCGTTTGAGTCGCGGGGTTATATGGCCAACTAGACGATTGTTTGACGTCTACCATACCCATATTCGCAATACCATGGTAATTTCCTCCATTTCCAGAGAAGCAAATCATCCTATTCCCCGTTGCTTGTCCATAATAACCTTTCCATAACGCCGAATACCCAGAAGACGTCATCCCGGGTTGATTTGAAATTCCAGGATGCGGAACACCACCCTTTGCCGTTGCAACGCCACCAATCGAGGAAGGTTTTCCCTCGCTGAAATTTCGTTGATTGGCTGTCCATGCAGTTGGAGTATTTGCACTGTAATAAACGGTGAAATAATTCCCCCTCGAATTCCATGGTGGAACGCAATACTCTGAATATGTCCCCATAGGACTAGATGAATACCCGGTCCCGGCAATCTGCTTGGTCGTGAACTCGATCGATCTGGGCCCGACCGTCACGGTATACGTGCCCGGCTGGAGTTGATAAGTCGTCGTTCCTTCTACCACTTCACCGATCCCACCCTCCTGATCAATGGTATTCAGTTTGGTACTGCCTGCAACAGACTTCGTATCCTTAGTCGGACCGCCGCCACGACCACCCACGACCAAGTACCGAATCAGTGTCGGTCTGTGGATGATCAACTCATCGCTCTTCGTGAACGTGTGCGTCAACATATTCGTCAACCCGATCCGCTTGACCGTTCCGCCCGTTGCAACTTTATCCGATTGCGCCATTTGTATCTTACAACATTTTAAATTCTATACCTGAGCCCGACCCACCCTGATGATGAACCAATCCTCCTGATTACTGACATCCTGACCCCCGGATTTGTCCAGACCAACGTCACGTCCGGACGAAACCAGTCTCGATCCACACGGCGCGATCAATCTGTACCCGGCCGCACTCTGTCCGGTGCGGAGCACGCGCCAGCCACCGGACGGCGGGTCCTCATCGAGTATGGGGGCCATACAGTCGGGTGACGTGGTCACGTACGGTCCTTTGCCCGTGACGCTGCGCACGTACCCCGTCTGGTTGATCAACCACGTCTGGTCCAGACTCTTGAACTCAAAGGGTTCGATGGCCAGACCACCGAACCGACTACTCAATACCCTGAGTTGACCGTCCCTGTTCCACGACGCACCGTGCACGATGACGAACAGCGTCCCGTCGAACTGCGGGGCACGTGTGGGCGCAGGTGTCGTCGGTGCCGACGTGGGAACTTCCGCGATGATGGGAGATCCCCGAGCACAACTCGTCAACGATCCCTGCGGGAAAGTGGTATACGACGGCGACCCGAGCGCACGGTACGTTTCCGTGCTCATCGGTCGCAGTTGTCCGTTCTCGAACCTGAACATTTGGCCGCTGCCACCGTCCACCAACACGGTCCCCTCTGGAATGACGGGACACCGCGTCATGCGCGCGACGAGTGTATCGTACGTCGTCTTCAACGTCGTCAACTCACCAATAATCGTCGTTTGTTCCGCTTTGGCATTCGCGATGGCCTCCGCATTCCGCGCACTGATCGCATCAACTTCCTTCTGTTTCGCCGCCTGGAACTCTTCCATTTTCTGATCATACTCAGTCTTCGTATCCGCCAACTGCTGCTGCATCTGCTGCAGCGTGGTTTGCGCGGTCGTGTTCTGAGTGGTCAACTGATCGTACGCCTGTTTGAGCGTCGCGAGTTGGGTCATCAGACTCTGTTGGGCGACCTGGGCCTGTTGGACGGCCGCGGCGTTCCCCTCCGCCAACGCCTGCTTCTCGGCCTCCATTTGCTGACGCAATTCGGCCATTTTCTGTTCGTACTCCTTGATCAGACGATCGAGTTGATCCTGTGACGGACCCGGTGGAGGGGTGGTCGTCGGAGGTTCTGTGGATACATTTCGAATGATAAAACTCGATGCTACCTTTATCACGTTATCATCGAACCCTATGCCACCAAGTTCGTCCCTGCCTTCGACACTCGCTATCAATTTATTCGATGCATGAAAGTACAGTCAATAAGAACGTCCTGACGTTGGTCTGGAAATCTTGGTCCGTCGCGACCACCTCGAATGAAAATGTCTGGTCATCGCTGAGTGACGTCACGTTCCCAGTAAATACTCCAGACGATGTGTTCAACGTGGACCCCGGAGGAAGAGCCGTCGTATTCGTGTACGAGACAGAACTGTCAGATGTGGCCACAAACGTGTAACTGAAATCTGTATTCTCATCGACTTCGCCAAGATTGCTTGCCGTACTCCACGAGGGTGGGATACTGTACTTGACACCATCAATCAGGCCCCTCGGTGTTCCGTTGCGTAAGACGGTTGCATCGTACAATCCACTCGACTTGGCCGGCGCGAGAGCACCAAGTGACGAGGAAGAAACGTAGGTCGTTGCCGCCGGTGTCCCACCAATCTGGACCGTATCGGTCGATAAGAAGTACGAACCATTCACAAGTATATATCCAGTTGAATCCGAGTCAAGGGCTGTTTGTTGTAACACGGACCATGACATGTCCGTCACCTGGACGTTCGACACATTCAGTGCCTTGTAGTCGAGTAGGAACGTTTTCTCGGAGGTCTGGTTCTCCAGGTCTTCACTGACGACATCAATGGAAAATATACTGTCGTTTTCCAATAAGATGTTACCCGTCAGATTACCAGTCGCGGCATCGAGTGTTGTCCCACTAGGAATGGCGGTGAGATTTCCGTATGTCACCGTACTGTCACTTGTTGCCACTATGGATTTGACAAACGGGTCGGCGAAGAAGATGTTACCGAGATTTTCCGGCGTGATCCATGAAACCACGTCCGAGTACGTCAACGACGAAGGGAGCGTCGCAGTGACGCTATCCCCGCGGATGACCGTGACGGAGTACGTCCCGCTCGGGCGTGCGGGAACAAGACACCGCAAGACCGTTGACGACACGTACGTCGTGCTCGACGCGTTCACAGTACCAACCTGAACCAAACAGGCAGGAGCAAACCCGACACCGTGCAACTGAACGTACCCACCATCCAGGCCCACGGCAGTATCGTCGAGCACCGTCCACGCGTTATCCGTAATTTCCACGCTGGTAATGGAAAGCGGCGGCGTGAGTCCGTCCGCGGTCACGGTCCCATCGACGACCAATCTGTTCATCACCACATTGCCACCGGTTTCGGAGATCGTCGCGTTGCCCAAGTATATAGTCGAGCCCGACAGGTACACGTCGCGCCACACACTGGTGGGCGAACCAAGGTCGTAAAGCAGGTTCGACTGCGGGATGACGTGTCCCGACGGATACAGCGTCGTCGATCCCGCGACGGTCAGTGCTCCGGAAACAGTCAGGTTCGCCGGATTCATATCCGTCCCGTCTGCGATGCGTGCCGACTCGAGTGTCCCGCTCGTGATATACGACGCATCCATATTGCCCGATAGTGTCGACGCGGACACGGTGCCCGATGCAACCACGTTGTCGCACTGGACACCGTTCGTCACGGTGAGTGTCGAGACACCCGTCACGTTTCCGGACGAAATGGTCACTGGTCCCGCCACGACCGAATTGGCAACGTGCAGGTCACCCCATCGACTGCCGGTCGATCCGAGGTCGTACGTCGCGTCCGTCGTCGGGACGATGTTCCCAGTCACTTCGACGACAGACGCGTTCGTCGTCAGGACCGTTTCGCCCGCGACGGCAACGCCGAGCGTTGCCGGTTGGGGGAGGTACAGACCGGTGGACTCGTCATCGATGAAGCGGATACCCGGCTCGGTCTGCGTCCCGGCGGGGACTTTGATCACGAAATCGTCAATTGAGCCTCCCACAAACACGATATTCGCATCCAGTTCGCCGTACACGTTCACGGCGTCGACGTTTCCCACCACCTGATCAGCCCACACGGTGCCCCACGGCTCGTCGACGTTCCCCAAGTCCAGGCCCGGCACGGCCGGGACCAACGACGATAACACACGGTCAGTCACCGTTAAATTCGCAACTGTGGCCGTGTTCACGGTCAAGGATTCCCACGGTCGATCTGTCGTCCCGATGTTCAGATTGGCGACGAGCGGAAGAACGTTTGTCTCCACATTCCCCAAATCAAGGTACGGCGTTCCCGATGCGTTGAGTAACGTCCCACCGACAACCACGTCTCCGTATGCCTGCACGGTATTCGCCCACACGTTCGACCATGGCGTCGACTGTGTTCCGAGCGAGTACGCCGAGGAGGTCGGGACGACGTTCGAATGGGTCTGTTCGAGGTCCGTTACGACAACGTTGCCGCGGTACACGAGGTTCCCCGACAGATCGATCGTGTCGGCATGCACGGACGTCACGTGGACGTTCGACCATGTATTGGACACCGTTCCCAACGTCAATCCCGTCGTGACAGGGACGACGTTGCTCCGAATTCCCACCAAGTCGATGCGGTCAGCGTCCACTGTCCCAGTGACGATTTGGCCGGCGTCGATGTTGGCGTGCACGGTCGTCGCCGTCAGATTACCTGTTAAATCGAGAGACGCGAACGAAAACGACCCACCGTCCAGACGGGCCGGGTGGATCGTTCCGCTGGTCATCTGCGACGCGTCCAAGTTGCCGGAGACGGTCCCTGCCGTCACCCCACCGGCCACGACGACGTTTGCGAGCGTGTACTCGCCCGCCAGACGGGCGGACGGGACGACGCCGCGAACGAGTTGCGATGCGTCGAGATTGGCGTCGACGTTTGCCGCGACCAAGGACCCATTCAACGTCAGATTGGCAAACGAGTAGTCACCAGCCATGCGAGCATCCGGGACCACCCCGAGCGTCATGTTGTTCGCGTCCAGGTTCGTGATATTGGAGCCGACGATGTTACCGTTCTGCAATTCATCGATCTGTAATTGGATGGGCCGCGATACGCCGGACAAGTACTCGATTTCAGTAAGCGTGACGTTCGATGCGGTGATGTACCCGTCCGCATTCGAGACAAGGACCACGTTCGATCCCTCGAGAGAAGGGATGTGGACAGAATTGGCCGTCACATCCGTCACCGTCAATGTTTGGAACGCGTAATTCCCACTCAAGCGGTCGGCGCTGATTGTGCCCGTGATGTTACTGGCGTCGACGTTTGCATGCAGCCATGCGGCCGACAAATTGGATGTGAGCGAGAGACTATCGAACGCATACGATCCCTGCAGACGATCGTCATGTAACGTGCCCGTCGTGATGTGGTTGGCGTCTATGTTGGCGTTGAGCCATCCGCCCGCGGATATATTTGACGTGAGATCCAGACTGTCGAAAGTATACCCCCCGGCCAATCGCGCGGGGGGCACCGTACCGCTCCCCAACTGACCAGCGTCCAAGTTCCCGACGAGCGTGGACGCCGTGACGGTTCCCGTCGCAGTCAAGTTCGCGAGCGTATAACTTCCTCCCTGCAGACGCCCGGAAGGGAGAACGCCCGTGGTCAGGGCTTCGACGTTGCCCAACTGGTCCACGTCGAACCCAGTCAGAACGACTTGACCGGTGGCATCCGTGGACAGGACTTTGTTTGGTATCGACAGATTGGTCACGTTGATCCGGTCGGCTTCGAGGTTTCCCGCGACGTCAAAGAGCACGGCATTACCATCCAAACGCTCGATCTGCAACGTGCCGTCAGGTGCGGCGACCATTGCGTGCTCTGACCCAACGTCCGGGTCGCCGAAGATGACGTTGCTGGATAAAATTCGATACGACATCCGTATGATGTTGTATTGATTGATTATAATTTCAAACTATCCTATCTATATCTATCTATATCCTATACGCTTCCATATCGGAGACAGTCCATGAATTGTAGGTTCCAAATAGGGTGCTGTTTGACGGCAGCGTGTAACTGTGAGGATTAGTATACCCGGTAGTTGAATTGAAATTGTTTGGAATATAGAGGTCATGACCCCCACCAAACGTCGGACCATACGTCGAACCACGGTAGAGTGAATATTGCGGATAAGTAGTATTGTACCATTTCGTAGTCTGATAGCCGGATGGATATATTCGGTTCAGCCAATTCGATCCCGAGGTAGCAGAAACATATCCGTCACTTGTAGGGTAAGAGACACTGGTGTACGCTGTTGCAATGTATCCCGTGGACGCTCGAATGACCAGGAAAAGCGGAGCGATACCATCACAG